ATTTTTTTTCGAAAAACATAAAACAATTACGAGCGATCGTGTAGCTGGTTGTGTTATTGTATATTTGCTCGGTGCGCACACGTAAGGCTATTTGATCCATTTGTCTCCAGTTTAAGCACTGTTGCATTGTCTGCACTGTACCCTAAACACGTCAAAGCCATACTTAATCATATTGCCACTCCGTCTAAAGTATTTTCGTATATAAACCATCTAATAAAAATTATATTTGCAAAGGGATAAATCCATAAATCCATAAATCCATAAATCCATAAATCCATAAACCAACAGGAGATATCTATAACATGAAATTACAAAAATTCACAGTAAAATACTATGCAAAATATCTTGACGAATCCGGTTATTCTCTTGAACGTTTCATTGATATAATCAAAGCTCGCGATATTCTTGATGCGGATGCAAGACATTTAGAACATTTCATTGAATCCCATGACTTTGCACAGCGCATTCTGTATTCAATAGAGCCGTATAGAGCAGGAGATGAAGATATCGACCTTAGAGAGGACTTTTAATATGCAAACCAAACTCACACCAAAGCCCAATAAACAATTAACCACTTATCTCAATAATCTCTACGACTTAACAGATCAATTCGATGACTTGACTGACAAAATAAAATCCGCCAAAAACCATGAGCTTACGCAAGAAACTATAACAGATCTTTGCGAAGACATAATAGGTATTAACCTAACAATATACCAGACAACGGCGCAGATCGAGAATACCTTAACAATAATCAAGAAGTCCATAAACCTCGTATGTACGTATATAGCATGTGACTCCTCAGGTGCAAATCTCGGCATGTGCTCTCGCCAGTTAAATACAATAAATTCATTGATAGGAGACATTGAAAATGACTAACCATTTCACTTCGTATTATTGATACCTTTCCAACTTATAATATTTATAAAAATAGAAAATGAGTCCTGAACAGCCACAAAAAATAAAAGTAAAATAAAAGCACAAACGTATTGAAAACCTGCATTATATATTATGTGGCCAGTCAAATAACGCTTATACACCTTCGGATTAGTCCTTAGCAAATAAATGACTACTACTTTATTTGCTAAGGCATATGTGAGACACAGCTGCTTAGAATGAGTGCAACTCTTATTTCTCACACCAACAGTCGGAAGACTGAAATAAACTATTAGTCAGGAGGACTAAACAATGATTACAGTAGTAGTGAACAAAGAGCAGGAAAAAGGCACAGTTGAGTTTAATGGCACGACCTATAAAGTTAACTGCCAGAAAGTCAACAAAGAGTCGGTGAAACCCGGGACGTATTGGATTAACCTCAAACCTCTTGGTACGCCCAAAATGTGGCACACGGTCAATTTCAATGACTATGAAGGTGAAGAGTTTGAAGTTGAGATCGATGAAACCGCTCACAGAACAGTTACGCCGAGAGTCTCTCGACTGGTTACTCTTGGTAATATCAAAGACTTTTTGTCTGATGAGGATAAGACTGTGTTTGATGAACTCAAAGCTAAAGCTGATGCAGAAGCTAAGAGACAAGCTGATGAGGCTGAGGCTAACAAGCCTAAGAAAGCAACTGGCAAGAAAATGACTATCGAGGAAAAGAAAGCAAAGTTGCTTGCTGAGATGGAAGCTCTCGAGAAAGCTGCAGCTGAAGGCAAGACTTACCTTGAAGAAGCTAAGCCTCGCAAAACCAAGAAACAGGCTATCATTGAAGACCTCGATGAAGATACCACCGACATTGATGTTACCGATGGACTTGACACTGAGTCTGTTGAGGATAACGGTACTTTCTAAAATTTATAGTTTTCCTTTGTAGAGTGTTAACCCAGATTGTTGCAAAATAGTCTGGGTTAACATTAAAATCTTTGAGTAGTCCAGTCTGGACTAAAGGAGCAAATAATGTCACTTAAGAAACTTAAAAACAATAATTCATTTGACGACTTTTGTTTGCAAGCATTGAAGCTTAAACGCGATGAAACTTGTAAATATAATAACTATACAATAGAACGTATCGACTGGTCGGTATATGACTTCAAATATAACAATGAGTCTGTTATAAAAGTTGTATCAGTAGTAGAACTTTTGAATGCTATCAGATTACACTTATGGCTCATTAAAATTGAAGATCTTACTTTTAGTGAAGACAATAAACATGACGACGGAAGCCATTAGAGAATTAGGAATGCTTGTCGTATCGCGAGACATGACGATTAGAGAAATTGCAAATAAAACAGGTTTTAGTAAAACAAATGTACATTTCAATCTTATGAAATTGAGAGACATTGACTATGACCTGTTTCTTGCAGTAAGAACTCGATTAGAACAACATAATAAATTAAAACACATTAAAGGTAGCGAAGCTACAAGGAGAAAATATGCTAGAAATAAAAGTAAACAAAGATAGTACGGTCGTAAATACTGATAATACTAGCTATACTGATGTGGTTGCAGATATGGCAATTATGGTAATGTCTGCTGCAGACTATATGACAGAGGCACTCAAAGAATCAAATAGTGTAGTAACTATTGATTACGGTGAATTTATACTTGATGTTGCAAAGGTTGTAGCGGTATATGGAAGCTTTCAATTTGAACATAAGGAGAGAAACTAATGATCAAAGCATATGCTGAGCCAAAAGGACACTTTGTTGAGGTTAAACTTACCAATGAAGAATTAAGTGATCCATTGCTTGTACTTTCAGAAATATATAGCATACTCGAGGATATTGTAAAACAGATTGATAATCAAATTGGCGGTAAAACACCGTTATCAGTATTTTGTCAAAATATGGCAGATGCCGCAAAATATGAAGAAGAAACATATGCACCAACTGACAATATACCAGCCGACAATATTCTCAAATTTGAAGATTATGTCAGAACTTATAAGGAATAAAATTATGTTGACAGCAAAAGATATTCATATCGGTGACTTATTCAAAATGACTTCTAAGTATTCAGATGACAGATTTAACAATCGTTATATACTGGTTAAATCTATAACAAAAAGACATTATGATACTGTTTGGATTGAAGCACTCATAATAAATGAAGATATTAATATTGAATATCAACTTTATGATTACATGATGTGGTTTTCTGAAGAAAGTATTTATAGGTATCATAAAGTATATAACGTATTTGAATTGGAGGGTCAGAATGGACACAAAGTTGTTTGATGATTGGAATGTACAACTTGCAAAAACCTATAAACCTGGCATGATAAAAGACGGTGAATGGTTTAGTATCAGCCAGAAAATAAATGGTACAAGAGCAACGTATTTTGCAGGCCATTTAATTTCACGAACTGGGCATGAATTCTTGGGATTAGACCATATAATTGAGGAATTGTGTGACATCAATAAATATATGGGAGAAGCATATGCTTTTGATGGTGAGTTAAGATTGAAAACTACAGGTAATATAAGTGACAATGCGGCATTTAGGATTGGTAATGGAATAGTTACATCTCAAAATGATTTTAGTCAAAAACAAAAGATTGGTTTCATTATTTTTGATATGATACCAGCAAAGTGGTGGGCAAATGACTCTTGCGATACTAAGTACAAAGAAAGACTTAAAAGAATGCACAGTATTCCATGGAGCAAATATAAATATGTAGAAGAAATACCAGTATTTTATGCAGGATATAGCATTAATCAAATAGAGATATGTTCAGATTTTGCTTATGAAAATCAAATGGAAGGTATTATGATAAACCGTGATAGTATGTATCAATTCAAGCGTACTTCCGAATTGCTCAAGTACAAGAAATTCAATACAATTGATTTAGAAGTAATAGGTTTTCAAGAAGGCACTGGAAAGTACGAGGGAGTTCTTGGTGCGCTTGTTTGTAAAATGGGTTCAAACACAGTTTATGTAGGTTCAGGATTTACTGATGAGCAAAGATATGAAATATGGGAAATGCAAGAAGCCTTTTTGCACAAACTTGTTGAAGTAAAGTATAAAGATATAACTAACAATAAAGAAACAGGTTTAGCATCTTTGCAGTTCCCTGTGTTTGTACGATTTAGAGATATTATTGATAAAGATATAAGTGACGCTTAAAATATTAAGAACGCATATGATCGCCTCTATCGCGTTTTATATATGGCCTATATAAATTATCGAGGTCACATAAAATTTTCGATAGGCGCGATCTTAGGTCTGCCTAAACGCATTATAAATCGATAAATTAATTTTCGAAATAAAAATTTTATTAAGGAGTAAACAAAATGAACAAAGATGCCAGAAGTATTCGAGTCTCATCTTATGTTGAGATGTCCATTGCAATTGAGCTTAATAGACTTGCTGAAAAAGAACAGAAATCTATTTCAGATTTGATAAGAGAAATACTTGTTGAAAAACTGGAAGGTTCAGAAAATGAAGTATAAAATACTTATAACATCGATCATTGTACTTTCTGTTACAATTCCTGCATTAACTGGATATTCGGTGGTACAATTTATAAATGATAGTAACACTTATACTACAATAAATATGGTATTCGGTATAATTATGTCTATAGCATATTTGACATTATTAATAACGTATTGGAAAGAAATTGACAAAAGGAGTAAAAGAAAATGAAACTGATGTATGTAGATAAATATGGTAACTCAATGGAAATGGAAACCGAAGATCAAAATACTTTTGAAATACCTGTAATGATAAGGGAATATAAGAAATTTGATATGCTCAGTATCTTTATTAATCCTGATAGAAAATACAGAAATCAGGAAGCTAAGAATAAAAAGAAAAGAGCTGATGAATATACTTATATTAATTGCTCAATGCTATTTAATGACCCATTTAATATTGAAGACTGGCATTTAAGTTCAGCTATTCCTGAAGAATGGACAGAAAAGTTTGAAGCATATTGGTTGAATACTGCGATGGCATATCAAAAGAATTTTATGTCATATAATCCGTTATTTATATCAAAAGGTACAAACTTAGGGGATGAGTTCTTTTTCAAAAATGTTATAATTGCAGATTTAGAAAATATGACTATCCATGCTTTTGGCAGTTGTCTAATCAAAAAGTCTTCGCTTAAGAATGTTTTGATATACTTGCATGGTGATGAAAATGAAATATATAAAGCTACAGAACGGTAAGATAATTGAATGTGCTGACGAAAACTATCAAAAAATTTTACTTGAAAATGAGAACTCAGAAGAACTATCAAAAGATGATGCTTATGCATTCTTATTTGTAAAGATAAGTAATAAAATGGCAAATCAATTCTCAAACTATAATTACATTGATATAGCTTCAGAATTGTTTTACATATTATTGCGAATTTATAAAGAACATGGTAATTATGCAAAAGATAAATCATTTGACGATAACGCAAGAATATGGTGGTCAATTGCAAGAAAGAACTGTTTCTATATAATCCGTAGATATAAAGCATATACACGGTTAGAGGATTTGACTGACTATATTCCAGAAGATGCTAAAATTTGTGAAACATATGAAATAGAAAGTCTTGCAACATGCAAAGCAATACTCGATTATATTGAGCAACTCATAGATAGTGATAAAGTGACTGAGCAAAATATGGGATTGTATGCAAGATATAAAATCAAAGGTTTGACCGATGATGCTATTGCCATAGCACTCAATATTGGAATGAGTAGGCTATATGAAATAAAACGTTCAGTAAAAAGACGTTTAATAAACAAATTTGGAGATTTATTATGACAAAAAGACACGACGCTAAGACAGAAAAGTTTATAACTATGCAAAGACTAAAGTCTTTTATGCGCCAGACATTTGATAAACTTTATTTCAAAATAAACAATGATTTATTTGTGGACTGTAGACGCAAAATTGTCTATGAATATGTAAATAGAAATACTGAAAAATATTTCTTAAAAACTAAAAAGTATATGTATATTTGTTGTCAAGGAATATACACTTTATTAGAAAACGAACAAATAAGTTCGCATATTCCAGTAGATTTGCTTTTTGATTGTAACTTTTGTATGCATGTAAATAAGCATAAATGTTATACTAAAAAGCGATTTGAAAAATATATCAAGGATATGTATATGCCAGCATTAACCGCTAAAAGAGCCGAGCAAGTTATAAATTACATGTATTGTTGGGAGGAAAATAAATGATTTACATTTTAGAAGGCTTAGATAAATCTGGTAAAAGTAATTTTGCAAGCAGGTTTAAGACTGCCACAATATTACATGCTGATAAAGATACTAATTGTAAGATTCAGTTACAAAAGGCAATAGATTTACATTTACAAGGTCAAGATGTTATCCTTGACAGGTCATTCATAAGTGAAATTTGTTATGGACCAGTATATAGAAAATGTTCTAAATATAATGATGTTGATATACATGATTTTGTAACAAAACTTATATCTTTTCCAGTAATAATCTTGTATTTTGATAGGCCTCTTAGTAGATGCCATTTTGATACAGAAGATGAGTTCGAGTGTAATGCCAGAGCGCTTGCAAAAGTCAAAAGACTTTATGCGAAGTGGATGAAATTCTTTGCAAGATATTTGTTTGTATATAGAATAAATTATGTGGAGGCATATAGTAATGAGAAAGAGATTTAGAAAAATTGAAATGTCCGATAAGAGCAAGTTATTTACAATTATCGCAGTAATAGTTTACATAGTATTTATGGTACTTATGATTATTGGATTTTCTTGTGAGATAACTGCATTGGGTGTTGTTTCAATGATAATTGCATTAATAGCATTTGTGTACATTGCAATTCAAATTATGGTACACTTAGGTTAAATATAATGGAGATAGTGAAATGAAAATAAATGATAAAGAATTCAATTACAGCTTTTCACAGAACAGACTATATAATGACTGTCCTATGAAGTACAAATTTAGATATATTGATGGTATTAAAGAACCGTCTAATCCAAATTTAGATTTAGGAAGTGCTATTCATAAAGCTTTAGAACTTTGGAGTGAATATGACGGGTTCATTGATTTATCTAATTCCTACGATGAGTATTATAATATGACAAAAAACTTCCAAAATGTGTCTGAGGAAATGTATAATTATAAACTTTTAACGCATAAATATTTTTGTGAAGCTCAAAAATACATTTCAGAAAGGCTCGGTAAAATGTACTTTGAAAGACTTATAATCAATATTGATAAAATAAAAGGTATCAATACTATACTTGGTCAAGAACTTGAAATCAAAAAAGATGACTTTATAGGATATATTGACTTATTAATGCAAGATGAATTTGAAGATAAAGGTAAAATTATCATTGCAGACTATAAAGTCACTAAGAAACCTAAAACAGTAGACTCTATTTTTGAAGAAGGACAGCTTTTGATTTACAAGTATATTTATTGTACTGAAAACAATATTGATCCAAAGAATGTAGATGTTGCATATATCAATATCAAACCTTTCTTTGACTCAAGAATTGTAAACAAAGTGCAGTATAATCCAAGTATGCATGATTGTGAAGTTGAATGGAATAGAGTACAAGAAACCAAACAAAAGATTCTTTCAGGCGAATTTCCTAAAAGAAAAAAGTGGTGTAACTGGTGTTTCTATAAGGATATGTGCGATAATATATAGAAGCATTTAGATCGCGTTTAAGGGCCTTTATATAAAACGTAATAAAATATAAGGGCCCTGTATATAAAACGCAATAGGCGCGATCTTAGGATAGCCTAAACGCGTTTTAATTAATATATTTATACGCACGTATAAAATAATGTTTAGAGGTAAACAATAAATGTGGACAGATAATACAGAATTAAATTTTGTTGTAAAGCATCTGAGTGAAAAGGAATTGGCAACAGTGAATTATTTACTTGATTTACAGAAATTGAGTAAATGCAAAAAGGATAAAGTAGCAGCGATTTTAGTATCGGAAGATTTTACTCAAATATACTCCATTGGAATTAACGGAGGACCTATTGAGCAAGAGAATTGTTTGTGTGAGAAAGTATCGAAATTTGGTTGTGCGCATGCAGAGCAAAATTGCTTAGTTAAAAATGAGAATTTTGATAAACCAAAAATTATGATTTGTACAAGTTCTCCGTGTCCTACTTGTGCAGCTTTAATTGTTAATGCAAAAGCAAATATCAAGCAATTTTGGTTTATTGACCAGTACAAAGATGACACAGGTTTAAGTATTCTATTCAAAGCAAATATTGAATGTTTTATGCTAAGTTTATAATGCCTTACGTGCGCGCACCTGGGCAAGCGTTGTGCACAATAACACAACCCGATACACGATCGCTCGTAATTGTTTTATGTATTTTCACGTAGTTTTCACAGGCCTTTTCCGGTTAGATAACGCACGATCGTGTAACGGGAAGTGTTAGCACGTTAGCGCCCGCGCTTAATGCATAAAATTTACTTTTTGTGCTTAAAAATTTCGAAAATATTAAAAATAAAGCATAAATTTTTGCATAATACGCATTATATATTATGTGAGGAAAATTAAATGGAACTTTATGACTACCAAAAAACATGGGTAAAAAAGATAATCGACTATTATAAAAATACTCCAGAAATCTTTCACCCAAAAGCAAATTTGTTTCTTGATATGGGCTTAGGAAAAACAATTACTGCTTTGTACATTGCAAAAGAACTCTCACCAAAAAGACTTTTGATAGTCTGTCCTAAGTCTTTGATCTCAATGTGGGAATACGAATTGTCAAGAGTATTTCATATTTCATACACAAGATACGAAGATCTTGACATGCTCGTATCTGAGAATATTATGACTGCTGTTTGCATTAAAAATTATGAACAGTTTTTAAGCATAAAAAGTGTATCAAACTTTGATTTAGTGATACTTGATGAGGCGCATAAAATCAAAAATTGCAGCAGTAAAACGCATAAATGCATATCCAAATATGTCAAAGCGAAACGTACTCTTTGCTTAACCGGCACGCCCATAACACGTGATTTAATGGATTTATTTGGAATACTTACTTGTACAGGTCCTCAAATTTGGAATGGTCTTACCGCTGCACAGTTCAAAGCAAGATATATAACAAATGGTGGTGCAAGTAGGACATATGAATTGATGCAACTTATTTCTCCATATACTATTTTTGGTAAAATAACAGACTTTATTGATATGCCTGAATGGGAAGATATTGTAATTCCTGTTCATCCAGATGTGAGTCAATTGATACAACTTGATGGAGTATATGCGTCAGACAAGAAAGCACTTGAAAGAATTTGTGAAGCTCAACAGATAACAGGAAGCGTAGAATATGCTTCTCCCAAACGTAATGATTGTGAACAATTAATTTCAGATATTCTTGATAATGGCGAGAAGGTTGTATTATTCGTTAAGTATACAAAAGAGTATGAATATTTTATCAATAAATATAAAGATATTTGCACAGGTATAAATGGTTCAGTAAAAGACCGTTTTGATAAGGTACAAGAATTCGAGAATAATCCCAAAATCAAGATATTTGTTGGTAATTTACAAACAGCATCTCTTGGTATTACTTTGATTAAAGCGCATAAATGTATATTCTATTCAGAAACCCATAACTGGGGTGATATGGATCAAGCAAAGCGCAGAATATACAGAACAGGTCAAAATCACTTCTGTACATATTATTATTTGATTGCACAGGGTACAGTTGACCAGATTATTCACAAGTCAAATCTCAATAAGACAGACCTTATTGAAGATTTTATAAATTTCTATGGAGGTATTAAATGAAAGAAGTAACTTGGAACCCTGAATTTGGAACCGGTGGTATACTTCACTGCAAATGTGATTTATGCGAAAAGAAAGTAGATTTCAAATTCAAAGCAAAGCCTGATTATAAAGGCAGTCAAGCTAAGTTGAAAGACAAAGGTTGGCTTGCTCGCAAATTAGGCGACAAATGGTATGACTTTTGCAGCGATAAATGTTTTGAAGAATTCAAAGGAGATGATTAAAATGGTTAAAATTCAACACACTTGTGACATTTGTGAGAAAATCACAGACACCAACAGAATTACTACCCCAATTCTTGTTATGGATCAGAATGGTTTAGGTATTACCATGCAGGAACTTGACATTTGTCAAGATTGCATTATGAAGGTTTGTCCAGTACAATTCGATAATGGTCATTTTAGTATTAGAGAAAATATACAAGATGCACCTATTGAAAACACACAAGATATGCCTACTGAAAATGAAGTAGAAGACTTTGATATTAATAATTTGAAAAAGGATAAATAAATAAATGGATAAGTATGCATTGACTGCTCAGAAGCTTAGAATTGCGAAACTTGATTATGAAATTGCGCAAGAAGAAGCTGATGAAAAGAAAAAAGTATATGAACAATTGAGAAGGCAACTTTGCAATGAAATGGTAGCAAGTGAGGTACTTAAGTTTGAGATCGCACCTCAAGACAATACCTCAGGATTAAGTTTTAGACTTGAAACTAAAACAAGATGGTCTCCTGTAGTTGAAAATAAAGATAGACTCGTTGAGAAACTGAGAAATGATGCATTTGATCTTTTTAGTATATCTGCGGCGGCTTTAACAAGCTATATGCAGAATATTGTTGAAATGAATGATGGCGAATTACCTAAAGAGTATATAAATTTGGTAAAGCCTTATGATGAAACCCACGTAGTGGTAAGGAGCAAAAAGAAATGAAATCTATAGAAATTTTTAATGAAACTAATTCTAACCTCAACAAAGCTGTAAATATGGCATTTGAAGTCACATTGAGACAAATTGAAGAAGCAAGCAAAGTTGGTAGAACACATTCAAGAAGATTTTCAAAGCGCAGAAATCAAAGATGGTGTGAGCAATTATCTTGAAGAAAAAGGTTATCTTTGTATAAGCTTGTATGACTCTACTTTATACATTACTTGGGATATGCGTGTAATGCGTACCGCATATTTTACTTATAAAAAGTATGCTGAAAATTATGTTTGTTCAAGTGATTATAAAATTACTGCTGAAAGTGTCCCTGTAGTAGAGGTAAACAATGTTGAGCGCTGAAGAAGCAAGACAATTAAGTACTGATAGCCTTAGTGACGCTTTTGATCAAGCAATGGAAGATATAAGCAAAATTATAAACGACTATGTAAAAGAAGGGTTGTTTAGAGTTTCTTTTGAAGTTAAGAATGATGAGATAGTTCCAGGACTTGTACGCGAACTTGGAAAGCTTGGTTATAAGGTTACTATTACTGATGGTATTCGTAACATATTATCAATTTCATGGAGGTAGATAATGATAAGTGCAGTAGAAGCTGATAAACAAACTTATCAATACTTGCAAGCTTTATGTAAAGCAGCATTCAGCGATCTCGATGAACTTATTCGAGACGCAATAAAAAGTGGTGAGTTTCAAGTAACTTTTGAATGTAAAAATTCTAATATTACGCATGAAGTTATTGCAGAGCTCAAAAGAATGGGTATATGATTGAAATATCTGACCATAACGAAAATTATATAACAATTTATTGGAGGCAATCAATATGTCAAATGAACTCGTAACAAAAGAAAATTTTAACTTGGTATCTTTCACTGAAGATGCTATGCAGAACTTAAATGGTATTCAGTTGCAATGTCCGCAGCTCAAGATACCTTCTGGCGGCAATGTATACTTTGATATCGATGAAGAACCTTATAAAGAACTCATCGGTGTTATTGTTGATCATGGTCCTATGAATGTATATTTTGCCGGAGATTTTGATGGTTCCAGTCAACCGCCTGATTGTTTTTCTAAAGATGGTATCAATGGTATGCGTAGGATTGATAATGGCGCAGGTGATGATATTGCATATGAACCTGTACTTTGCGAAGGTTGTCCTTATGCTGAATTTGGATCTGGCAAGAATGGTGGCAAAGCTTGTAAAGAAAAACATCAGTTATTTATTCAATTGTCTGGTGAGATGCTTCCTTATAGTCTACTTCTTCCCGTAAGTTCTACTGGTGTACTTAATGCTTATGCAACTAAGTTGTTTACCAAAGGTATGTTTCTTAATGATGTTTTAACTTCCTTTACTCTTGAAAAAGCCCAGAACAAAACTAATATTGTATACTCTAAAATTGTCATGAAAGCAATCAGACCGCTTACTCCTGAAGAAAAAGAGAAAGCACTTAAAACGCGTGATTTTGTGAGGTCTATCAATGGATAAAATTAAAGTTCAGTTAATCAGTGCGGATACACTCAGCGATGTCCAATCAGCTTGTCAAATGACCAGAAGTATGGGTAAATTTGATAATCCTGCGGATATTGCTAAAAAGGAAAAATGGGATATGACAAAAATCAATAAGATGCTTGAACTCCCGCATTCTAAAATTGCAAGATTCACGGAATTTAAGTTTATCATTACTGGTGCGTCAAGAAGATTCTTATCTCAAATAATTACACATCATATTGGATGTGATATTATGTCTGGTAGTATTCAATATGCAAACCTCACTAAAAATGTAATTCCTTCAAGAGAAATGTTTGTGGTGCCTTATGACATACTTTGCAATCATGATAATACTATAAAGGATGCTTACATTGAACATTGTAAACAGTCTCTTGAGATGTACGCAAGTTTGGTAAGCAATAGTATTGATACTGACGCTGCTGGGTATGTAATGCCTATGTGTGTACGTAACAATATTTTAATTAAAGTCAACCTTGAAGAACTCATGTTTATTGCAAATCAAAGACTCTGCAGAAGAAATACTAATGAAACCAGGTATGTTGTAGGACTTATGGTTGAAAAGGTTATTGAGAAAACTGGTTTACTCGATAAATTCTTCATGCCTACTTGTGTTGAGAGACCTTGCCAAGAAGGTAAATATTCTTGCGGTTGTCCTGTGGGTTTTGATACAGTACATGAGCTTCTTGATTGGGACTTCCGGACATTGAGATGCGTGAAAAAGTAATAGAAAATAAGATTAAAACGGCTTTGACAAGCTTAGGTATCAATTGTTGGTTCTTTAAGCATGCAGCAAGTGCTGCTATGAAGGTAGGGATACCTGACATCATTTGCTGCATAAAAGGCCGCTTTGTAGGTATTGAGGTTAAGCAAGAAGACGGCATACAATCTGATGCTCAAAAGGTTACTTGTAAAAATATACGAGAAGCTGGCGGCGAGTACTGGATTGTTTGGTCTTATGAAGATTTTGTAGAGCAATTCAATGAATTTGCGAGGAAATTAAAACATGAAAAGAAAAAACAAAACTATTTTTAAGGTTACATGCGATACAGAGGAACTCAATGTATTAGCAGATAAGAAAGATTATAGAGTATCTATTAGTCAAGGCACTACTGGTGAAGAGATGACTTATGCTCTTGTAGCATTGCTGCAAGTAATCATGGCGCATGAAGAAGCCGTTAATAATAAATTTTCTGCTAATTCATTTATGAATTACTTAAAAATACTACTTGATAATTCTCAAATCGGGGTGCCTGAAGATGATTGAAAAATTATTTCCTCACCAAGAAACCGGTAAGAATTATCTGTTAGCAAATAGACACTCATGTTTGTTTTGGGAAGTAGGTACTGGCAAAACAAATACCGTCATTGCTGCAGTTAATTCTTTACCGAGAGGTAAATTGTTAATATTATCTCCTGCATATGTTATGAGGCATATGTGGGAGAAGTATAGCGACTTACCTATTAACCATGATGTTGATTTAAAGTCTTATGAATATTTGAGCAGGCACAGAGAATTCTATAAAACTAACCGCTATGATTATATTATCTGCGATGAATGCCATAAGCTTAAAAGCAGAAAATCTAACATCGCTCGTGTTGTAAAAAATCTGACAAAACCCCATAACTGTAAATATGCTTGGGGTTTAACTGGAACTCCATATGCAACAAGCTTTCTTGATGTTTGGGGTATATTTAATGCTTTGAATATAAATGAGTTCAAAGAGAGCTATGACAGTTTTATGCACACCTTTTATGATTGTAAAGTTGTTTGTATGGTATTTGGCAAGTTTATTTATCAGCCAGATAAATTAAAGCCTGGTGCATTGGATATTCTTGTTAGAAGGATTGGTGACCATGCAAGTGTACTTAGATCAAAAGACTGTCTTGAATTACCAGAACTCACGGTTAAAGAAATTAAAATTCCTGGTATGGTTACTAAGCAGTTTATTGACGCTACAAAAGGTATTATCACTTATGCAGATGACCATCAAGAAACTGTTAATAAACTTGCTTGTATTCAAAAGTTACATCAGTTATCTAATGGATTTGTATATGACGCTACCAAAAAGGCAGTTGTATTTAAAGAAAATATTAAATTGAAAGATTGTGAAGATTTGATATTGTCTGAATTAGAAGAGCGTGAAAAACTTATACTTGTATTTCTTTATCAGTATGATTATGAATGTCTTGTCAAAATGCTCGACAATGCGAAGATAAGTCATACCGATAAATTCGATGAGTTTTGTTCGAAACAAGTCTTACTATTACAAGAGCAGAAAGCTATCGGTGTTAACTTACAGGAATTTACAAGCTGCATAATATTGTATACCTTCAATTTCTCTTACTTAGATTATACTCAAACTGTCGGTAGAGTATACAGAAGTGGGCAGAAATCAAATTGTACAGTTTATGCATTGATTAATGCTGGAACATATGAGGTTAAAATATGGCAAAGTGTTAAAAACAATTATAATGTTGATACATTATTTAAAGAATTAATGGTAGGCTTAGGTGATATCGATGATTGACATAATTGAAAAATTATTTCCAAATTCACAATATAAGGAAGTATTTCTCAAAGATGACCCAAGAGCACTGAAAGCTGGTATTAGTCATAAAGCACCTATTAACAATAGTATCTATACTTATTCACAAATCAAAGACTCTCAAAATAGAGTAGGCTGGATAGTACCTGATGGATATACAATAATTGATATTGATAATAAACCTGTTGCAAAGAAAGTTCAAATGCTTTTAATGGGTGAAGGTATTGATACAATAATATTTGAAACGGAACATGGCTGTCATTTCTTTTTCAAATCTATTGCAGGTGTATTCCAAACACAAAATTGCTTTTGCCGATTAGGTATAAAAATTGATACCAGATCTAATGCTTCGGGTTATATTGTACTTCCCTACAATGACCCTGATAGACGTGTTGTAACTACTGCAAACTCTATTCCAGATTTGCCTCAGTATTTACTGCCTGAGAAAATGGATTGCCCTGAAATGAATGCAATACAGCAAGGTGGTAGGAATGGCGCATTGTTTGAGTTAATGACAAAACTTAAGTTTGTCAAGAATGTTACTATTGAGCAAATCAAAGAAGCGGTTACTCTTTGTAATAGATACATTTTAGATGAACCGCTTTCTCAAAAGGAATTAGAGAAAACTGTACTTTCTGACAAAAATCTTGAAAGAGGTACAGATGTAACAAAAATAAGTCCTAATACTATTGCCATTGAGTTATTGCAAGAATTAAAAATCGTTACTACCAATCAAGGTATGTATATGTTCAATGGTAAGTTTTATGAGAACTGTGATGATTTTCAATTAGCCAGATACATTCATGCAAGGTACGCTGAGTTTGGTGAGCAAAAGAGAAATGAGGTTATTGAATTTATCAAACTTAAAACTTATACTGCGGCGGAAAATGTAAATAGTGACTGGCGAAAGATAACAGTCAGAAATGGTGTACTCAATCTGCTTACTGGTGAGTTATCTGATTTTAATCCTGATTATGTTACAACGAGGTACATTGATATAGAGTTTATTCCATCTTGTGCAAGGTCTGATAGAATAGAGAACTTTATCAATGGTTTATCTGGATATACTGAGGGCCTTCCAGATAATGAACAGCAATCTGCAGTTGAAAAGAAGAATAAGCTTTTTGAATTTATTGGATACTGTTTTGTATCAAGAAATAAATTTCAAAAAATATTTTTCTTATTAGGCCCCGGTGCTACTGGTAAGTCTACATTCTGTGAGTTAGTTAGAAGATTGCTTGGTGCTGGAAACTGTGCAGCACTCAGCATGCAAGACTTGGAGAGTCCATTCATGCCAGCGCAATTAAAAGATAAGCTGGTAAATATTGGTGATGATATTTCAATGAATACTCTTCTCGATGGTGCGACAATCAAAATACTTTGCGGTACATTACCTATTATGGTCCAACAAAAATATGAAAAACCTTATCAAATGGTCAATGAAGCAAAGTTTATTTTCTCTTGTAATAAAATGCCTATGTTCAAAGATAAGACTGATGGTCTTTATCGAAGACTTGAAATTCTTGAGATTACAAATAGAGTTGCACCTGACAAACGTAACTCAAATCTTATTGAGGAATTTACTCATGAGGATATGCAATACTTATTCTGGAAGGCATTTCTTGCAATCAACTCGGCTCTTATAAATGATAGATTAATTGATACAATATGCTGTCAAGAAGCACTTGAAAAGTTTAGAACTCAATCTTCAACTCTTTTAAGTTTTGTTAAAGCAAATAAAACTTCTGATATGTCGGTCAAAGCAACTGAACTAGATTGTGCAGAGGATTTTATTGGAAGAAGTCTCATTTCAAAGTACCATGAATATCTTGGCTGGTGTTCTGATTATGGGAAATCAAGACAATCATTTGAAACCTTTACCGATAATATATGCGCCGAATTTAATCTGTCGGTTCGGAAAGGTAAATTTATAAAAAATGAGGAAGAGTTATGATCGCGTTTAAGGCCTATTAAAATTTTATATATAAATAATAAGGGCCTTTATATAAAATATAATAGGCATGATCTTAGAGCAGCCTAAACTCAAATTAAAAATTAAAATTATTAAAATAAAAAGAGGTTACCTAAAATGGAAAAAGCATCCATATTCAAAACTGAACTCGGATATATTAAAAATGAAGAGTTCAGAAACGAAATCAAAGATTGTATCGAAAATGTAGTACCTGATTATTTCTTCGAAGTACCTGCAAGCAGTACTGGTAAGTATCATCCGAGTTATGCACTCGGTGAAGGTGGTTTGGTCAGACATACTCAAGCTGCTGTCAGAATTGCATATGGTTTGTTTCCTTTGACAAATTATACTGATGACCAAAAAGATTTTATTATTGCAGCCTTGATACTTCATGACACATTTAAGCATGGCAAGACTCATGAAAAGTATGCGAGAGCGGATCACCCGTTTATTGCTGCAGTAACTTACGATGAGTATTTCAGTAAGATAGGTTTATCTGAAACTGGTGCTTTACTTAGTTCTTTGATTATGTCTCATATGGGTCAATGGAATAAAGATTGGAAGACTAAAAAAGAAATACTCCCCAAACCTAAATCTACTTGGGAAAGATATGTACATATGTGTGACTATTTAGCAAGTAGAAAATATCTTGAATTTAATTTTGATGCTGAGGTATAAAAATGACTACTGAAACTATTGAAAGATTAAAAGATTATTGCTATGCGAGTGCAAAGAGCAAAGGTTTCTATACTGAAGATATAGATGATGTTGCTTATATTGCCGCAATTCATGAAGAACTCTGTGAAGCATTTCATGATTGGAATACAAGAGATATTAAAGAAGAGACAACCTGGTATGCAGATTTCGAATTTAAGCCTGAAGGTATTTACGTTGAATTGGCAGATGCTGCTATCAGAACATTAAGCTTCTGCGGATATAAAGGATATACCTTACACGGTTTGAAAGTTGAAGACGAATGGACAAGAGAAGATTTTTGTGAGTTTATTTGCAAAGCACACGTAGTTCTTGGACAGTACTATGAAATTGCTAATCAAGAACTCATCGATGAACATGCCGAAAAAATTGCATTCAAATGTATTGAAAATGTATTTTCTAACTTTATAAATCTTATTGAAAGCTTTATTGAAAGCAGTGATGCTATAGTTAATAATTCTGATTTAAGACTCACTAACGTTATATCCGAAAAACTTAATTACAACAGAGTACGTGAAATGAAACATGGAGGACATATTGTATGATTACTAAATATTTCGAACAAATCAACATTGCTTATGAAGATATTAAAGCCGGTAAGTATAACAAAACTGTTATTGAAAATAGTGAAGTCCGTATTGTTATCTATAAATGCGGTATTATTATCAGAATTGATATAAAGGAGAATGCATGATACCTGTTAATGATATTGAAGATACTCCAGTAAATCGTAAAATACTATTAGATTATTTAACCAATCTACAGTATACAAAATTATTTATGCTCGGTAGCGATGCCACAAATAACTCGCAAATGGGTATGAATTATGATACTGGATACCTTGCAGCAATCACTGAACTCAAAATACAGATTGAAAGATTTAATGACCTTAATAATTTTGCGACGAAACCTGCTGAAGCTGATACTAATATTGAGGAATTAGAAGATGACTAAAGATATAGTTGTATTCGACTGGGAAGTATTTCCACATTGGAATTGTATGGTATACAACATTTACAATGGAACCGACAATATCGAATTTGGAGTAATCACTTCTGATGATGAGAACTATGTAACCGAGTTAAGAAGAATCTCAAAACTCGGTTACTTAGTTGGATTCAATATTAAAGGATATGACATGCAGATATTCAACTTTGCATGTATGGGATATACACCAGAAGAATTATATATGCACAACCAGAAAATAATCAATAGTAATGATGGCAAATGGAAGGACTTATCTTTTTGGAGAAAGTATGAATTCTCAGATTTGTTTGATGATCTCAAAACTATGGGTTCATTGAAACAATTCGAGTCTAATACTGGATTACTTATTAAAGAGTCCGATATTCCATTTGGCAAAGAAAATCTTTCTGAGGAAGATAAGAAAGAGATTATTAAATACTGTAAACATGACGTATTTGCAACCAATAAATTAGTCGAAGCTCGCTGGGGCTATCTCAATGCAAAAGCCAATTGCTCGAGACTATCTGATTTGGATGAGGCTGAATGTATCAAGAATACAGCTGCTAAAGTGTGTGCAAAGATGCTTCATGCAAAGCAAAAAGAAAATCTTAATGATCCGTACTATGAAATACCTGAAAAGCTTAAACCGTTATTCAAAAGTAAAATTCATCCTACTATTATTGCTCAGTTTGAAGGTACTGAATTATCAAACGACTTTTCGTATGAGGTTAGATATTTGAAGAATAACTTTGTTTATGGAGCAGGCGGTATTCATAGCACTTACGAAGATTCATTATATTCAATATCAGATGGCGACTATATTTTAGTCAATGCTGACTTTGAAAATCTATATCCTTCATTGTTAGTTGTTTATAACTATTATGCATCTGGTATACCTGAAGAAGGCAAAGAGCGCTTTCAATTTCTATTAAGTGAATGTAGAAGATTGAAGAAACATTTGAAAGAAATGCGGAAGCAAGGTTTATCCGGTACTGATGAGTATAAAGAAGCCTTTGGATTAAGAGATTCAATTAAACTTATTTTGAATGCTTCCACTGGTGCAATGAGGCAAGAACATAGTCCTTTGTATGATCCTCAAAATATCATTGCTTTATGTATGACAGGTCAATTGCTTACAACATGTATGGCGAAGATTGTATTTGATCTTGGAGCATTGGTTATTCAAACAAATACCGATGGTATTTTGTTTAGAATTAAAAGAAATAAACTGCAAGATTGCTATCGAGCATTACAAGAATTTAGTGAGTATATTGAAATACCTCTTGATATTGATGAAGAATATGCAGTATTTCAAAAGAATGTTAACAACTATATTCTTCTTTCTGAACCTAATGCAAAACCTAAACTTAAAGGCAGATGGGCAAAAAAGTCTGGTTCGGACGTTCCTCTTACGCCACTCAATGCACCTGTTATTAATGATAGTATTATTGATTATTACTGTAAAAATATTCCAATCGAAGATACCGTTCGTAAGCGCATGAAGCCTTTAGACTTTATGATGACCACTATGAAAGGACCTACATATGATGGTGTGTTATATGCTAGCGAAAATGGTGAGATTGATACTACTAATATTAATAGAGTTTACGCAACTATTAACAAAAGCAGAGGTACTTTATATAAGTATAAGATACAAGATGGCAAAATAATTAAGCATGACAAGATTGCAAGTATACCAGATAACTGTACATTATACAATGATGCCGTAACTGATAAAACCAATCTTATAGACATTGACTATGATTGGTATATCAGAGCCGCTAAAAAGAATGCTGTTGAAATGAAACGACTTATATAATAAATCAACCCGAGCATCTCTGCTCGGGTTTTCTTTTACAATTTTCAATCTACAACCAACGACGCCAATTATGGCGTTTTATTTTATCGTAGATTTTTCTTATAATGAATGTTAATCCTATACAAAGTGGAAAGTATGGTGTAAATGGACCTGCCCAAAATAACGCATAAGCTGTCGCGATTGCAAGCATTGCTTTGTTCTGAAATATAAAGCCCAATCCTCCGACAAGCCAAACTGGTGAATAAGTTATGATCAATACTATTACAAATATTATGATATTCACTTTATTCTTTAGCTGTCGGAGTATAGACTTTATAAAATTTTTGAATTTCGTAATCATTTAATATTAAGTTGTTTACGAGCTTCTTCAGTAGCTTTAGATTGCAATTTCTTAAGTTGTTTCTTTTTCTGCTCGTTTGTCATACGCTTGTAAGCGTCCGTTACAATTATCTTGTCAGCATACTGTTTATATAACTTAGCACGAAGTTTTTGATATTCGCGGTATTTCTTATCAGATATTTTATACTGTACACCATCAATTGTAAATGAACTTGCTGGACCAGTTGTGCCTGCACCAACAGCTCGAGATTCTTGCTCAAGATAGTTATCTCTTGAATAAGCCACTTTTGCAGGAAGCACCGCATTAAGAGCAGACATCAATGCTGCCAAATAAGAATTATTATTGTCGGCATAGTACGTTACATCATCACCACTATAAGGATCAACTTGATTAGGAACAGCATAGCTTAATCCAGGAATCTGTGCCGCAATCTTTTGCAATATTTTTAAAGCACTATTCGAACTATACTTTTTCTTATTCGGATCTGTAATTCTTGTAACATGTCTTACTATCGCCGGCATGAACTGATTTATATAAGTTGAGAATGTATTACTCACAACATCAAGAGCATTTTTATTCCCACCGAATACATTTATAAGCTCACCAATTATAGTAGTATCAAGCAATGCAGAACCAGAGTTAGTTATTGCATTCCAGAAACCTGATGTGAGTCCATCAGTAAAGGAAGCACCGATACAGAACGGAATAGCTGCTGGAGCAAGGTCTTCAAGACTAATTCTAAAGTAACCAAACAAGTTAATTTGAGGACCACCATATTTATCATCGTCTTCAAATTTGATCATACCAAGTGCAGTAAGCAAAGCACCTATTGCCATACTAACTGTACCTATTGCAGCCTGACCCAACTGCTTATTTACTTTCAAATCTTTGAATACCGTTTGATCATGTTTAGCTGTCCAGACGGCTTTAACAAACCCTATCGGCGAATAATTCAAAGCCGTATTCATCGTATTTAACAGCATTCTCGGGAACGGGAATATCGTTGCAAATACAGCTTGAGCCGCAGGATATTTAGCAAGAAGTCTCATCATTGTGGTATAAGCAGGACCTTGATAACGGAAGTAGGTTTTTAGAGATTCTTCTTGAGCAAATGCAATAATATCTTGGAATTTCTGTTTTGTACTAAAATCACCAGCTTCAAGTTTAGTATAATCATCTGCAGTAAAATTATCAGATACTATTTGCTCAACTGTACGCTTCATATACTTTTTCATAGATTTCTTATCTTGCGAATCCATTACTCCAAATATGAAATTGTACATTTTGTTAAATACACCACCAACTTTACTGGTACCAAATGGAGTACCTTCTTTAAGCGTATCGCCTAAAACTATAGCATCAGCAGCATCAATATCTTCAACCGCGTTTTTGTTATTGAATGCAAGCTCGCTAAGTTTCGTCTTACGAGGAGTATAACCAGTATCATATTTTGAAACGGTACCTTTAAGAATAGAGTCAAGTAATCCATTGTCAAGTAAATGTTTCTTAACAGCAGCTGCTGCCTCGGCATTGACTTTCTCATTAGTACGTTTATAATAGACACCATCATTTTTAGTCTTGCTAAATCTGTCTCTAACCTTACCAATAAGATTGCCTATACCTACAGAAGCTTTATCCATTACTGTAATTAAAGCATTGCCTGCAATGTTTCTCGAGAAGAATGTCGCTGGAGCAGACAGCATTGCAAAATATCTCCAAGAAGTAATTCTTTGCGTAAGATTGTGCCATCTTACAGCTTTTTCGTCAAGAGTCAATCCCTTTTTCCAAGGATTAATACTGGAATCTAGTTCGTTAGAGTGTTTTGCAAGAATTGCAAGAGCATCATCCATTGCTTTATCAGAAGCTGCATAGTCACCAGTTTCAATAGCTTTCTTTTGGATATCGGCAAGGTTTGCCAAAGACTTAATTTCATCGTCAGAAAGTGATAACTGTTGTTCAGCAATAGCATTGAGTTCATCGAGTGGTGTCAATCCAAAACTTCTCGCAACAGACAACTGTTGACCTGCGGTACGCTTAATTTTGGAAAATGCTTTTGCAGCTTCGATTCTAAGTTCTTTTGAAATATTCAAATTAGAAGCTATCTGATTAAGCAACACTGCGGCATTTGTTCTTTCAGCTTCAGTCATATTATTCGTAGATGAATACCAGTTAAGGAAGTCTTTCACTGCATCTTCATTATGAACAAATTCTCTTAGCAACTCACCATTTTCTTTTAAGTATTCGTTTGTACTAAAGACGTTTTCTGTAATAGTTTCACCAGCAACTTCAACATCTTTAGTTTTACTTGGAATATAATCGAGAAGCTTACGAACATCAATACCCTGTCTATTAAGAAGTTTTGAATTGATAGTTGGAGTAAACTTACTACGTTCAGGATTTTTAGGTGCATACTTTTGCTCATCAGTACGAGGTACTTTTTCAGCATTTTTCTTAGAAGTAATATTAAAAAGATTCTGCATTTCTTTAGCACTACCTTCACCAAACAATTCTTCGAGATTTATAGACTGTTCAGCCATTGATGGAGGCATTATTTCAGAATCATTATCTGTCATAACTTCATCTACAAATAAATCATCTGGAATATTTTCAGTATTCGTAGCTTCTGCAGGTTCTGTAGTCTCAACAGTATCATCTACAAATGAATCTATAATAGCATCTGTATCAACAGTTTCTGTATTAGGACCATTTTCAATTTGTCTATTCAAAATTTCTGCAGTACCTTCTTTTAATGCTTGTATACGTTTAAGTTTATTTTGAGCATTTTCAAGAGCTCGGCGCTTACCAGCTTCCTGCTGAGAAGTAAATTGTTTAGTTCGCAGTTCTTCATTCAGCAATGCAATCTTTGCTTCAGTCTCTTTAAGAGCGTTATTGATAGATTCAATTGGATTAGTATATACTTTCTTATTAGTAACGTAGTCAATAGTATCTTGAGCTGCTTCCATTTCAGAAGTTACTTTACCAAAAGTTTCATCAAATACATTAGAATGGTCGGTATACTCACCTCGTTTGAACATTTCTAAAACTGCTTCATAATCAATATAGTTACTATCCAAAGAAACCAATTCTTTGGTTCCAGGAATTACGCTATTAATTTTACGCTCAGAAAGTACATACTGAACTTCAGCATGAAACTGTTCAATATTAGCTTTAGTTTTGGGACCATAAATAAATCTTTGATACGCAATATTCAAACCATTAATTACTTTGAATACCATAGGATTAGGCGCAATCACTTTTATTAATTTCCAGCGGTTATTGGCTTTATCCCATTTTTTGATATACTTTTCTTTATTCATTTCTTTAATGAGTTCGAATAAAGTAAGCTCGCGAGTAACGTAGCGCTGTCCATATTCCTTTGCGCGGTTATCAATATAGTTTGCAATAGCTTGTTCGCGGTGTTGTCTTGCTGATTCGATATCTGTAGAAGTTATTTCATCAGATATGCCTTTTGCAATTGTAATAGTTTCATTAGGATAATTAATCTTATGCCACTTTCTCGCTTCTTTACGAAGTTGATCGCTTTGAGTTTTGAACTTAAACTTTTCAAGAGTAGCATAAACTTCTTTAACTGCATTTTGCATATCGGCATCGCTAACAGGTTTACTATTAGCAAGTAAATCAAGATGCCGTTTTTGAGTAGAAAGAGTTCTTGTAGTAACTCGAGAAGCTTGTAAAGCAGTTCTCTCTTCATTTGTTATTCGTCTATTAATCTTTTTATCAGGATTCAACCGCTTAAATTCTTCATCTGCTGCAACACCAGCTTTCTTTGCAATCTGACCAAGCTTAGAAAAGTCGATAGCTTCTTCTACAAACGATACAGTATCTGTAGTAGAACTTAATTCTTTCACTTGATTTTCCATATAAGTAACTAACGCTCTTCCAAGTTCAGTTTCGACATTAGGATCGTCAAGGTACTGTAAAAAGATATTTAATTTTTGTTCATTTGTAGCTGTACGCAAAAGATACAAAAACTTTCTTTGCTCAGCATTAAACTTATAAAGATTCGAGTATGCCGTTTTAGCTTTCTCGTCATAAGTTATTTCAGAACTTATTATTGCCGTATCAATAAAATCTGTAATTGTTTGCAACTGTTGTGCTACAGGTTTACCGCTTGTAAAATTGTCTATCAGTTTAATAATTTCCGAAGTAGCCTTACTACGAGTCATTCCATTATACTCAAAATCTACTGCAACTGATAATATATCGGTGTATATATTGCGTAATGTATCAATAGACCTATTAAGTTTATCGGCGCGTTCTTGAGTTATCTGATTACTCTTTAACGCAGTTTGAACGGTATCCTTAAAATTCTTTACACGCTTGCTTATTTTGCTTGAGGTATTAAATCTTTGAGACGCACCATAACTATCATAAAGCTTTCGTATTTGTTTGTAACCCTCATAGCCATACTTATAGGTATTTCTTACGCGCTCATTTGAAAATTTATGGAATTCGGTTTCAATCTCAGCATTAATACGTTCTTTTTCGATACCTGTTTTGTCTTTAACAGATTCAAGATTAGTTTTGATATTTTGGATATAGTCTGACGCAGCTTTACTAATATCCAAGTTAATTCCAGATAATTTATCCATCTGATCAAGTACTAAATTTGCATATGCATCGGTATTTATATCACCGTATATATCTGTATTAGATACAGTATCAAGTAAAGTAAGAACTTTCTCATACGCTTTAAGTTTTGCGTCATTTGTAGCCTGCTCAGCAGCAAATTTGATTGCGTCATTTATTTTAGCAATTTCTTCAGAAACATTTGCAGACTGTACATTTGATTTAGTAACATCAAGTGTATCGAGCAAGTTAAGAACATCATCGGAATCTTTATAATTTGCCCCAACGTCTGTGCTAATAACGTTGTAATTCATACCCCAATCTTTACTAATTAAGCCATACACATATCCAAAACTGTTATAACTTAAGTTCAAACCATTAGCATAGTTAAGTCGCTTTTGGGCATCAATATTCAAAAGATCGGTAATAATATTAGTACGTCTATCATCTAATCCGCTCTTAACCTTTCTCTTAACATTACCTTCTTCGCGTATATATTTACCCTCAGTTATATCAGAAAGAATTCTTGCATAATCAGGGTCGCTTCTATGCGCACTAATAAATCCGTCAAATGCATTGTGTAACTCAATTTCACTGCCATACACAGTTGAAAGCATTGCTTTAAGCTTTGCTGTATTACCTTTTCCAGATTCAAGTAAAAATCTTGCATACTCCATTGCTACAAAGTATACTTGAAATGTATTGTAATAATCTTGAACATCTTTTACTGAAGTAAGATAACCGTTGCGCTTCCAGTCAAGAGAATCTTTTGCAGAATCTGGACAGTTTTGAATAAGCAAATTTCTTGAAAAGGTAGTGTTGGTATCGTCATTGATATAACTCAGTATGAATGATTTGGTTATACCAGGATTATCAGTTTTAGTACCAGAGTACTTAGAAAGCTTATCGATAAATTCTTCGCTAAAACCGAGATTCTCAAGTTGCTTAAAGTTAGTTATTTGATACTTTGTTAATATATTACAAATAGATTCATACCAAACATTCTTTGCCCAAGCAACTTCTGTTCCTTCAAACTTGCCGTCCGTCATAAGTACAATTTTCACTTCAAGAGTTTGAGGGTCTTGCACCAATGCAACATTACGTTTTAACTCAATATAACCTTGAGCTGCAGGATTTACATTTGCGTCAAGAGTTTTTGCAAAGTTGTCTTGAAGGATATTAAGAGTGCTATCAGATACCCAAGTATTGTTTATCCTTCTAAATCTTGCTACGCGTTTACTATCAAACAACTTACTGAGTTGATTTGTAAGGCCTTCTTTGTTTAAGATAATATCACCACTATCTGGAGCGACAGTATACTCACCAAGTATATCTTCAGATATTTTAAGATTTTTACAAATCTGCTGAAGTCTTGCAACAATAGAGCCTTCAGAATTCACATTTATAATCTGGCCGTCATTTGTAACAAAGATAGTATCATACTGGTATGCTTGTTGCTTACCAACAATTCCCATTTTAGAAAGTTCTGAAAATGCAGTTTCAAAGTTAGCAAGAGTGGAAGTAGATATGTCTAAATTAGCAAGTTGAGGTTTTACATTCAGATATTTACGTATAGCATTAAAGTTTATAAATGATCTATTACCGGCAATAAATAATCTATTTCCAGGAGTAGTATTTGCAATAAGATCATTTATCAAGTTTGCTGTACTCGTATTTACTGCAGTATTAGTCAAATCAACTGTGCAACTTTTTGAAGTGCTATCATATAATGCGATACCAGATATCTTATCACCGTACTTAGTATAGACCTGTGCGGAATCAATTAAATTTCTTGGTTTAATACCATTAGCCAAACTTGCCGCATAAGATTTATCCGGAGCAAAAGGAATATTCATAAATCTATTTACTTCGGTAACATCTTGATAAATTTTTGCAAGTACATTAAATTCTTTACCAGTAAGTTTTGCAATAAATCTAATAAAGTCTTGTTGCGGCATTGCACTGATAGTTTGTTTAAGCTGCATATCATTTATTTGACTTATCCAAAAATCTTTAGACACATAATCACTATCATTAGTAGGCTTAACAGGAAATAAGGCTTCTAAATCGCCTAGCTGAGCTTCTCCAGAATAAAACTCATAATTTGTAGTCAATTGTTTAATTGCGTTATCACTCGTAATCTTTTTATTGCTAAACTGATTCAAAACATCAAGCACATTTTTCGGCGCAGATAAATCAGCTCGCCGAGCAATTATACCATCTAAACGCTTGAGCAATTTTAACTTAGAATGGGTACGAATAATTATCTGGTCTGCGTTTTCATATCTGAATGAATTAAAATCTACCACAGTGTCTGCATAGCTCGCACTTGCCATACCTTGTGCATAACGTTCATTCATGAAACAATACTGATATACCATTCTTGCAAGTTGCTCTGCAAGTATAGGTTTATACTGCTCATCTCCAGTAAAACCGAGATTCGATAAAGCCACAGACATATTGTTTTCAGTGTCTACATCTGTCCATAAGACACCCTTTTCAGTATACTGAACTAAACCTTTACCTTCCACTGCAAAAAGAAAATCATAAACTTCATCTTGTAATTTTTCCAAATAATTTCCTAATTCTTCACCTTTCAAAGATTTTAATTGTTGTTCAAAATAATTCTTAATAGGATCAGTAAATGACATTGTTCCAGTATTTGTTAAACCACAGATACTATGATTTATTTCATGCTCAGCTGTCTGAAGCATATTCTTTTGATTCTGTTCAAGACTAACATCCGGATTAGCTTTTGCAGCAATCATAATTACACCGGCAATACCGTTGTTAGGCCTAAGGAACCTTTGAAAACTACCATTTGTACCTTTAGCGTTATCTGGACGTAGATAAATTACAATATCATTTCCCAACAAAGAAGGTCCTATTATTTTTTTACCATAATCGGTAAGACATTCACTAAGTAAAATACCTTTGTCGATATTCAGATGCGCAGATGAATCTGCGGCATAAGTATTGATGCGCTCGCTGAGTATATCCTCATTTATCATTTGTGATATCTGACGCAAATGAACAATTGTATTATCTGGAAGAACCTCAAAACCAAAATTATCTGCCAAGAAATAATTCATCTGTTCAAAAAAATTAGTATCATATGCACTTAATGCCTGATCGAGAGCTCTTGTATCGTTATAGTTTTTAGAATCAAATAAAGCAAGAGCAAGATTATTGATGGTAAGTATATTTGCATTTTTAGGAATATTAAATCCAAACTGTTTTGAAAAATATTCAATAGCCATTGCTAAATCTGCAGCATCAGTATTAATGTCGGCTTTGAATGTCATATAATTGAATGCATTTGGATCTCTGTTATTAATTATGAAATTTTCAATGTCTTCATCTGATTTGAAAAATGTAGGCGCACCTTCGATAACCAATTGCAAAGATTTAATAGCTTCAGATTGCTCGCTTTCAAAAACTTTATTCAAAGCAGTTCGATAATAGTTTTTCTCAGCTTGTCTTACAACTTGCATAGAATTAACGTTACTAATGCCTTTTACTGAAAGTATCAAGTTATACATTAATTTTCCATACTCATCTTTTGCAGACATATAAGTTTTTGAAGCAATGGTATTATCTTGAACAAATAACATAGTAAATAATGCTTGCTTCAACATTATATCATGCTTTACTTCGTTACTCAAATCAATATTATAAGACTTAACCAAATTTTCAAGCAGATTCATGATAGTATCGTTACTACCTATTTTAGCGAACAATTGATCATTATATATTGTGGAGAATATCAATTGCTGAATTTTTGGCAAAGAAAAGTTTTTAGTTACTGCAGCATTCAAATATACATCACCGTTATATGAAAATACAACAGGAAGATTCTCACCCGTAGAATAGTAAGAATAATACTTTGCTTTAGTAAGTCTATCTATTTTTTCAAAAGATATTGCTACATCTTTTGCAATCTTGGTAATATATATCTTAGAACCAAAGGCTTCAGAAAGTACAGATTCCGTCTTTGCGTAAGTTTTAACCTGCTTAGTTTCTCTTTCAGTAACCGCTTCAGACATATCAAGAAGTTTATCAATAGTATCTTCAGTGTACTGTTCAAATTTGCCAAGACTGCGGGCAAACTGGTCAGGACCCATATAAGCAGCAAACTCAGAAAGAGTTAAGAAAAGATTCTGCTGCATATTTTGAGCTTCAGAAGCAATATCCGCATCGGTCAAATCTAGTGAAGCAAGATCTATTTCAATTCCTTCAGTCTGGAATTCTTCAAGCTTTTTCTTAAGTAGATCTTCATTTATAGATAATTTCTTTGCTTTAGGATCTTTACTATTTTTATCTACAGTTATTGTATCATTTTTAGTAGGGTCACCAAAATTAGATATAGTAGCAATAGTGTTTCCAGCGTCATCTACAGCAAGCAGTGCAAGATTTTGAAGTCTATCATATCTTTGTTGCATTCGTGTAGATAATTTCTTACCAGATTTAACTTTTTGTTCAAGAGTATCTTTGTAATTAAGCAACATTGCTGTTTTAGCAGGTGATAACTGAATACCACTAGAATTTACAGGTTTACCAGTCTTTTTATCTATCTTAGTATTTGTGAGGCTTACGGCAGTTTTTGTAGCCATAACTTTCTGTACGGCAGTATGCCCTCCAGCCATAATACCACCAACTAATGCACCAGAAATAAAAGATTCCCAAAGCGACTTAAAGCTAATATCTGTATTTCCAGTAAAAGCATAATCGAGACCCGCATCAATAATTTCTTCAACAACTTCTTCAAGACCTTCACCGAAGAAATCATGAAGCATTTTTGTTGCTACATTTTTACTGCCAAAATTTTCCCAAGCTTGAATCCAACCTTGCTGTTTGAAAAATGCCGTTTCAGACATACCCTCAACTGCGTAGCTAATTGCGGTTTTCATTGCCGAGTATGTCATTACATTGTTAATACTTTTTTCGGGATTAGCTGTAGCATACTCAACAGCGTTCTCACCTGCAGCGGAACCGTAATACAACAACGTACCTGAACCAGGAAGCAAATAGTTCAGACCAGACATAACAAGTATTCTTGAGATGGACTGGGACATACCTAAACCCAATTTTGCCCAATTTTCTGTAGAATATGGATTAGTCGAATATGCATTTGGTAACCATTTTACTACCCAGTCTTGCGTTGGAATAAAATCTTTTTTTGCATAATCAAGCATATCATTTGCTACATCTGCATAGCCAAAAGAATTAGCGGCAAAACTACCTATCGTAAGTATTGCATCAGCCAATCCTTCAACCATTTCAAGAGGAGTCAATAAGATCTCAGCAGCAAAACTGCCAATTGTAGACCAGAACTTAGTCATAGAACTTGCATTTTCCCAAGCCTCATAAGTCTTTACTTGCTCATCCATTATAGCTATATTTTTGAGAAGTTCAGAATAACTCATATAGGGCTTGGCTTCATACTCTTGACTGAATTCAGAATAACTCTTCGAAAAATTGGTTAAACCATATGAAATCTGTTCGTCTGTCAAATCAGTGTCTGCAAAATAACCTTCTTCGTACAGTTTATTCTTTCCTTCCTCACCAGAGTATTGCTTATTGAATGCTTCATAATCTCCAGCGAACTTTTCGTTTACTAATTTATCTACCCACGACTTATCAGATTTTTTACCGTACTCTTCGTTTTTAACAGCATAATCAATATTATTCTTATCATTTTCATAAGCAATAATACTACTCAATCCTGAAAGCAAAGAATACTTTGTAGTAGTAGAATAATTAGAATATTCAGCTGGAAGTTTATCTTTCAATGCTTTACCATTTGCAGCAAGCATCGCAAGATAACCTTGTGCTTTCGAAGGATCATTGTCTTGAGCAAGCTGAGTATAAACATCAGCCTCATAAATACCAGACATTATTGCTTGATTTCGAATAGCTGTCCAGCTATTAGTTATTCCTTTATTACGGCTTTTATAAATAGGATTAGCCATTATTTAACCTCCATAGCATTTTTACGCAGTTGATAATTATATTCATCAATTTCAGCTTGAACATCATCACCTGCACCGAAGAAATCATTTATTGCGTCATTTACGCTATTGAATGGATCTTTGTCTGTCCATATACCACTAATAGGCGAAAGTAAAAGATCACCAAATCTTTGAAAGGTAACTTTAGCTTCTTTACCTTTATCACGTTCTTTGAATTTACTAGACGCTTTATATAATTTACCATATTGATAAAAATACTGGTTCTTATTATACAGTTTACCATTATAATAGATAAAGTCTATGATTTCAGTACCATTGTCAAATTTACCAGCACGCAGTGCACTGGCTAAATCTGGTAGATCGGCACTAACGCTTTCTGCAGTTAAAATTGGCGGTTTATTTTCATCACTATATTCTGTCTTATAAAATCCGCCATCATAATAAACCCAGTAATCTTTTGTACCTTTACCATAATTGAAGCTAACAATAGCGCCGTCTTCATACATACCATTATTTGCATTATCGATTATTTGCTGCGCGTAAGAATCTTGCTTACCACCTTTACCACTACCAAGATAATCGCCAAAATCAGTAGGAGATGCGTTTTTTGCACTTATATATGTATCGGTTACAGCCACACCGAACATACTATAAATATCAGAAGTAGATGGCGCTTCATAAATGGTATCAAGAACAATATTACCTTTTTCGTCATAACTTGATAAACCAAAAGTAGTATGATACAATCCCATTTGATTATCATAAAACCATTCTTTATATTCTGCAACAGCTTTAGCTTGAGCATTCGGCGTCATGGATTCCCATCTTGTACCATATTCAGACGCGGCCATATTAGTAGCAAGATCTTCAAGTAATTGAGCAGCTTGACCAGGTTCAAGTGGAGAATTTAACATTTTGTCAAATTCATGGATTGCCAAATCAGTTATTTCATATTCACCAGGTGTTGCAGTAGCTTTCAAATATCCTCTTTCTAAAAGGTAAGATTCATAATTATATCCTTCTGGAGTTTCGCCTGCAATATTCTTAAAAACATCTCCATTACCATTCATATCCGCAGCAAGTTTTTGTAATAGTGCATCCAAAGCTAGCTGTGCATTTTCTTGATATTTCAAAATGTTTTCAAAGTTACCTTGAGCGTCTTGCTTACCTAAAACAGTCGTCAATGCAGACTCATAGCTTTTAGTAATGCTTTCAAGAACATCTGCCTGAGATTGCGCTAATTGAGATTGAAGAGCTTCGCCTTGAGCAGTGACAGATTGATTAAAAACTTCACCTTGCACAGCAACTGCGCCTGTACCAAGATTTTTTGAGTTATCTGCCATTAAGTTCGATGCAGCTACAGTAGCGACATTCGTTTCAATAAACATCTGTTCGGCTTGTAACTTAAACTGAGTATTATAAGCTTGCACTGCTGCGTTGAACTGTTTATCAAGTTCAGTTACTCCAAGTAACTCAAGATATTTTCTTGTAGATTCTTCACTTGCATCAATTGTATCACCCAGCACAGTCTTGGTCGTATCGAATACTTTCTGTGTGGTCGATTGTATCGTCTCGTCCAAAATAGTTGTCTGACTCTTGAGATTTCTCAACGACGGGCTCGTTACTAATGGCATCTTGTACCTCCTCTACAAAATAACTTACTTTCTCTATCTTTACTGGATTAGTTTTATACGACTCATACTTTTCAAGAATATTGACAATCTTTCTAAAATATATTGTATCATTTGTCGATACTGATAAATACGCCTTAAATACTGTTTGCAAAATAGCCATTAAAATATTTGCCGAATACATAACCATTTTGACAGTCGCAGCTTTCATATCAACATTCGGATTTGGAGCAAAACCTATCATTGCTGTAGCAAACATACTTATAATAGAAAACAATGTACCCATCACTAGATACTTCATTTTTGCTTTAGCTGCTTTATTTCTATCATCGATTAATCCATCTTCATCATCACTTAAATTAACGATATTTGAAGCGCTAAGTTTGTGTATTTTTGAGGCCTTACGTTCGACGCGTAATACATAGGCATTCAAAAAATCGCGTTGTGTGCGCGGTCTTAGGTGTGCCAAACGACGCATAAAATTAATGAGCTTATGTCGAAAAGTGATTTTATAATTCTTTTCGGTTAAGCCTTTACATCGATTAGAAACATACGTATTATAGTTTACTAAATTTTGAACATCAATGAAATTATCAAAGTCTTGCTGATCTTTAACAATATCATTGATAGCGTCTATTGCTAAGTCTTTTCTTTTAACGTACTTTTCAGAATTTCTTATTGAACTTTCTGTACTCATATACCAAAAGAATTTTGTACTACTCGATAAAATAATCATTACTGCAAATTCAATAATTGTATCTTGACCAAGATGTTTTATTGAACCCTGTAAATATAGTACAAAGTATATTACTGCAATTGTACCGGCGGTAGTTATTAAACCTAAAAGATTTAATAATAATGTTTTCCATTTTTTCATAAAATACCTCTAAAACAGTTTCTATAATATATAATGCAGGAAAAATTTAATTTTGCGCTAAAATAAACAAAATTATGCTGGCCAAATAAAGCCAGCATAAAGTTTATTGCTTATTTGTATTATCTAAATTGCTAAGTTTATTTGCAATATCTTTTAACACTGTAAGCTGAGGATCTTCTTCAGGCGGCTTTTTGGATTGAAGATATTTGTAATGAAGTGGTATTGCGACAATGCTTCCACCAAGACCTGAAAGTCCAATTGTCAAAAGAGCATTTGCTGTAGTATTAAAGAATAATGCAATTATTACAAATATCAAAAATGGAAATACACCAGGCGCAAATCCTGCAGCCTTTTTTATAGGCTCTTTATAAATAATTGCCAAAGCAATTAAAAGGAATGTCGCAAGTAAACCTATTCCAGATTTTACCCAAGAATTTTCAAGAGTCATTATTACACAAGCTGGTACACCAACGCTTATTGTTCTAACAATATATGCACTAATTTCCCACCAAGTATTTTTATTAAAGCTTTTAGCTTTACTTGCAACTTTATCTACTTTTTCTTTTAACTTTGCAGCTTTAGCCTTTTGTTTTTCAGAACCTTCGTCTACAGTTTTACGAAATTCTGAAAGTTTACTCATTACTGAATCCTCCGAGACTTTTTAACTGGCGCCTGCTGTTCTTCTAACTTTGCTTTTTCAATTTCAAGCTCAGCATTCAATTCAGCCATCTGCTTTTGATTTTCATATAACTGCTGTTCAAGTTGCTGTTTAGCGGCTCTGAGAGATTCAATCAAGGTAGTATTATCAGTATAAAAAATCTGATCACACATTAACTGAAGTTTAGACTTTTTCTCATCGCTTAAATTAGACTGATTAAAGCATTCACAAACAAATTTTGCAAGATTCATATTAGAATTTGTTTGGTTATTAATACTATCTTTGAAATTTGCAAGAGCATCATCTATTTTAGTCAATGCTTCTTTTACTTTATCGATAACTTCAAGAGTAGTATTTTTAGTTTCTGCAAGTTTATCAACAATATTACCGAGTATCCCAGTAGTTCCTTCAGTAGCAGCTTTATTAATTTTATTTGTTACACCAGTTCTAATCAAAGAAACTATCATTGTAACAAATGAGGCAAGAACTGTACCGAGCGTACCTACGGTAAGCCATTCTGGCAACTGAAAATCTGCAATAGCAACAAGTAAATTCATATTATTGTATTCTCCTTAATTTTTTTAACGTACTTTTCACCAGTGAGTAGTTCATAATAGTTTAGAGCTTCGGCAACTTTTAATATCCAGTCAACAGATACATTCTCGCCTCTTCGCTCAAACTCAAAATCTAAAATTTCAGTAGTTTTTCTTATATCTTCTAAATGGATATTTTGATACTCCGCTTCAGAACTCTTTACCATATACTTAGTTCTTGGAGTAATATTTGTATTTTCTATCATGTTATCGCACCTCTCAAAATTCTATATTTCAAAGATATACTACAAATTTTAGGTTTGTTCATTGCGTCATAGCCTTCTCTATCATCTGTCGATTTTCTATTTCTAAGTATTAGCTGAAGGTAATTGAAGTTAGCTACCATAGTTCTACAAGCATTGTTCGTAACTCGGTATACAGTAGTTGATGTTGCTTGTGGAGAAGTATTTGCATATTTTCTCGAATAAATATTAAAGTAATATTCAAAATTTATTACTGAATGATTTGCATATTTATCATCTGGAATATTGTAGTCATCAAAAACAAATGTTGTAAACAGTAATTGTTTTCTAAAATCTACAGTATCAAATATAAGAATTGCACTCTCCCATTCCCAGTCGATTTGCACAGGTTCATATAAACCGGTAGACCAATTAAAAAACTTGTCAGCATAAAGTACATAATCAATAGCACCTACTGTATATACAAATGTATCTTCAGAAAAATTAAAGACTGCATGATGACTTCCCGATCCATATTCAGCATATACTTTCACATTTGTTTCAGTTTGATAAGTATTAAATACTTGAACAAAAGGAAATTCCCAATACCACCAGCTATCAATAGTACTATCGTAAACCACTGCGGGCATAGTCAAATCTTTTTTATTCTGATTCAAAAAGAAAATTGTTAAATAATGATATGTCACAATTTTTATACTTTCTGTGGTTTCAAGTAAATCACGCACCATTTGCCTGAAACTAAGCGTCATAGGTACAAGTGTTCTATCATCTGATTGAATATTTTCCTTCATTTCAACGCTACAAATATCTTCTGCTGTGACCACTGATACAGCACTTGTAACTGGCAATGTTACAATAGCATTCTTAAAATCGCAACCTTTCGATTTAGCAGTATTTGTACACATCCAAACGTATTGTGTACCGTTTTCAGTAGACATTGTAGATTTATAAATTAAATATGCTCCGTTATTGTGAAATACCCAAAAGCTTGTATCAGATACTCGTACTGCAGCAGTGAGTTTTTCAGTAACTGCAAAGTACTTCATGGGATCAAAGAATTCAATAGTTATCTGACCGTTTGCTGCACCAGTACCAAAAATATGATTTTCAGTAATAAACCAGTAATACCCATCAAGAAAGAAACTTGTTATAATATCCTCAGAAAATTGTGACAGTACTGGTATACTCTCTGTTGGTCTATTTACAGCAATATAGCTACCCTGAATTTGTCGTTTATAGTATCTTATAACATTATTTTCAATTTCAAATACCCAATCACCAAATACAAGCATTGTTGCAGTAGATTCACTTGCTTTATAATATTCCTGTAGAACTTTACTAGTTAAAATATCTATTACTGCTACCTGATTTGTCAGTCTAGTTTTGTTATAATTTCGCCAGATATAAATATTACTAGAATCAGAAGTAATATATAATGGATTTACTACAATTGTACTTGCAGAATTTAATGGAGATATTAAATGACTATTAAATGCTACATTTTTACGTGGTGCATAATATTCAGCGGCAGTATATTGCGGGCTTCCTTGAAAACTTCCAGAGCTATCTGAATACCTTAAATTAGATACAACTATTGCGCTTGGCAATGATAACTGCTTAAAATGAGCTAAATCGTATTTATGCTGAGCTCCAAATAAACCGCTTTTAGCAGGTCTGTAATCGGTTTTATATTCTACTGCTTCATACCTACAACTATATGCCGAATACGATTGGTAATCATATGGAATTTGCCCAAACATCACAAATTTATCCGAACAAAATATATTATAACATGGATAATTTCTAATAGAAGCGTAAGTATTAGATAATGAAAAAAGTTTTACTACGGAGCCTTGTTTTACAAGCATCATCTGCATATTATAATGCTGAATTGATGAATCTACCGTAGTCATTTGGGCTATACCAATATAATAACCATCATATGCAGGTTGAGCATCTAGCAATGTATACGACGTTCCATTTGCATTAGCAACCGTACTACCTATTGCTTTTTCATCAGATATAGTAGTAACCTTACCAGAAAATCCTACAGATACTTCAGTAATATAGGTATTTGTACTTTTTGAATACATGAATGTCAAATCAAAGTATTCTCCGTCTGGATATTCTTTTATGCAAAATGGATCAAAAATTCTCCAATCAGATGTATATTTTTGATATGTTCCAATTTCAATATTTGTTATCAATCCTGATTCTTTTAATAATAAAGCTTTTAATATATTGCCTTCATAATAAAATATAGCAACACCAAACTTATACTTAAGTATTTTTATAATATCAAATGGCTGAGCATTTACTTCAGCTAATATAGACGCTATGACCTCATATTTATTTTTAGAGTCATCGGAATTTATAATTGTTTGGTCAGTATATATTTTATCATTCAAAATATTATACAAAGATAAATCTGGTTTTAATACATTATTTAATTGTATTTCACCAGTTACTTGTTCAACTGTACCATCATTATTTACTTTCCAAAATTCAAGTCTAGTCTTTGCAGGCAAATTTGAAGCATCATATACATTTAACAAAATATAAACGCCGTCTTCAGTTTCTTCTACAGAAATGCTTTCGCCATGCAGTATCAATTTCTGCCAAATGCTAGATGAGCCTTTTGGTTGTATATTAACTGAATCATATGCCGTGCTCGTATTAGATCCGCCCCACTTATAAATATATATTATGCCAAGTCTCGTTTCTTTATACCAAGTAATATACGAGGTAGTTAGCATAGTATCAGACATACTGTAATGAACTGCCGGTCTAACTGTTAAATTACCAAGCTCATCGCGATAAACATTCTTGCAATTATAAGTAGAGTTTTGTTCAGCTACTAGCGGATTGTCATAAACCTGTAAACCAGAAACATTATTAATATTGAAGTATTTCACGTTATCAATACTTGCATAATCTGTTGGTAATTTATGTTGAACTGGTTGTCGCCTATAAATATTATTTGCCATCAATACCACCCCTTAGATGAATGATAAGAACGAGGTCTTTCGTTTCTATTAGTATTAATTGTTGCAAGAAGCGTTTCAAATTCGTTCATTTCTTCAATAGACCGTACTTTATCGTCCAATACTAATAATTGACCTGCAACATAATGAGGAATTAGCATAGCAGCAATATCAGGAATTTCGTATATACTTGTATTATTTAAGCGAGAAGATTCGGCAGGTATTTGTTCAATAGTATAGTTGTCATTGTCTACTGGAATATTTATTTCAGCAAAAGTAACTTTATTAAAATACATTCCGCTGTCTACAAGCTTAGGATAAAGCGCATTGTAAAAAATATGGTATTCATTTTTCGGTGCTATTTTGAATGTACCATAACTATACAAATTTTCAGTTTCATTGCCAGTTAGTATAACACCATTTTCGCCGACGAAATTCTCAAGTACAAATTGTTTACCATTCAAATAAGCATTTTGTTCATCAGCAAAAGATATAAAATCAGGAGGCATAGTAAGCTTTGCAGGCAAAATATCTTTCGTCAAAACCACTACGTATTCTCTAAGATTTGGAAGTACGCTGTGAGCTATCCTGAACAAAGCTTCATTTATAGCTCTTGGAATTTTATCAGTATAATGAAGTCGCTCTGCTTCTTCAAAAGGCATACACAAAATATCATAAATACGTTGTTTTATTTCAGAATAAATCATAGTATACTCCTTAAAATTTGATGCCCGTCAGCATCTCTGCCAACGGGCATCAAAGCCTCAATATTTACGCCCCAGTGGTTACACCAGTGTAAACCGTAGGATTATTCGTCATTTCAAATGTGGACAAATCGATAAATGTAGCATTGGAATCAGTAATAGTCTTCGTAGCTGCAGAACCTTTCGTATACTTTGTAGACTCAGTACCCGAATATGCTTGAGCAGTAAGATTTTCAAGATCACCAAATGCAACATACACACAAGCATAAGGGTCACAAGTATCCGTACGGAATCTTGCACGACCATACCAAACCATCGTATTGTTTCCATCCTGAAGATAACTGGTAACCGTCAAAGGTTTTCTATCCCAAAGAATGAAGCCAAGTTCGGTGGAGTTTCTGGTAGGGTCCACGATAAGCATACCAAGTTCTTTCTTCTTGAAACCAGGAAGATCATTCAGATACGCCCATTCAGTGATACTGAATTTGTCACCCTGCAAAGGACCTTCAAGAGGACCTTCCGTAAGGCTCGCGCCAAGAGCTGCACGAAGAGATTTGTTAAACATCGAATTAGACGGCATAATAATCTTAGAATAATTAAGAGGAACAAGGCGTCCGTCATAATCTCTATGATTCATACCATACTCTCTGATGGCATCAAGAACAAATCTAATCTGATCATATACAGCCATATTGTCAGCAGTATCACCCGTATCAGGGTTAACTTTAAGAAGATTAAGACCTTTATCCATAGGATGTCCATCTTTATCAAGTTTACCGCCATATACTAGGAACTTATTACTCTGAGGAGGCGTAGCATACTTACCAGCTGGTGCTGTATTTTCAGGAGCAGTCGTGTCAGTAGTACCAGCATTGGTCCAAGGTTCGCGGCCATTCATTTCAATGAAATCAGCTTCATCTACAACCTTAACAGACGTATAGTGATAGCGATGAAAATAAAGTTGTTTGGGACCATCAATCTCAGCATTTGTACTATCGATTGCAGAAAGCGGAAATTTCTTTCCACCGTATTTGAAACTTGCCGTAAGAGCACCAGACACAGTCGCTGCACAATATTGTTCACGAGTTCTTGCATAGTTCGTAGAAAAATCTCTAACCTTACCAGCAATCTCAAGACTTCTGTTATCTTCACGTGCTTCTTCAGAAATTGCAAAGGAATCTTTCCAAGTCTGGGCTATGAAAGTCTTGCCATAGGAATCTTCCCAATCGTGCAACTTAGCAATTTCCATATCTTCAGAAGGACGGAAACCACCATGCGAAACGGTCGTATGATAACTCGTAGAATATCCATCAAGAGTCTTATTTACAAATACATCAGAAATTTTACTTCCTTTCTGGAACTCTTCAACTTGATTTTCAAGAAGCATGGGAATCTGAAGACCGAGCACATTGAACGAAGAATCCTTGATTGCTTCAGAAATATTAAATATAATAGCCATTACTTAACACCTCCAGTTTTAAGGTCATAAAACTGTTTAGCCCAGTTTTGCTGAGGACGTCTGGGAACAAGATTATCAATCATTCCCTGATCTCTCAAAATAACACCGACAAAACCATAATCCGTTGCATCTGCAGGTACAGGAATTTCTGCAACAAGATAATACGTGTGACCGGCCGTCCAAGCAACTTTCGATTTATCTGTAAGAACTGCACCAGCTCCAGTCGAATTAGTAACATCAACAATGGCGCCAACATCCTTTGCACCAAGTCCACCAGTAGTCGTATAACCAGGGTTATTAGTAGCACCAACACCACCAGTTACAGCAGACTTCAAATGAACAAATTTGGTAGTAGGATAATTAAAACGCTCATATCCATAAATAGCTGCCATAATTTACTCCTTATTTTTTTAATTCTGGATGCGCTGCATAGAATTTTTTAATATCTTCTTCAGTTGCATTCGGAAGATATTGCTTAACAGCCTTGATTTCTTCTTGGCTGATACTGATAGCGTTTACTGGTGGCGTAGCGCTTCCACCAGGTAAGCTTGTCATATGGTTTAAGGAAGTACTATTAGCTTTTGTAGCAGTCGCTACAGTTTTACTTGCAAGAATTTCTTCGGCATGAATTGCTGCATATGCCTTATCAAGAGAAACACCTTTACTTACGAGGTCTTTAGTTTCAGCATCCAAAGCTTCTAATGAATTAATATTAATTCCATACTTCGTGTTCAAAAGAGCCAACTCAGCTTCCTGACGTTTTTTCTGCTCTCTTGCGATAAGTTCTTCCGCTTCAAGTACTTTTGGATGCTTTTCAACCATCGTTTCAATGATAGGCTTTGCTGTTTCAGGTTCAATACCTGCATCAAGTAACTTTTTGTCCATACCAGAGTTCATCGCAGCTTCCCACGAATCATAACCTAAAGCTTTGGCCAATTTAGCTCGGTCTTCACTCAAACGCTTGGACACAATTTTAGTAATAGTTTCTTCCGTTGCTGCCGGCGGCACAGCCACTGTTCCTTCAGTGTTTTCGCCTTGTTCTTTTAACATAAATAAATCTCCTTTTGGGGGCGAGTTTGAGTGGAGTCTCATTTGCAGCCCTCTAATAAATATAATGCACGAAAAAATACATATTATGCTAATTTTTACAAGAATTTTTATAAAAATTATACAGGCCTCATCAGCCTGTATAATATTTACTGAACTAACCAGAAACAATCAACAAAATAATCTGAACAATCCCAAGTATCCTCAATCTTACCATAAATTGAAGAAGTCAAATGAGCTTTTATTCTAATTATGACTCTATAATTTTTGTACTTCATTGAAATATCTGCGACAGTCTCATCATTATTACAGTAACGTTTCTTGTAGCCCAATCGTTTAAGTAATTTATCATAACAGCAAACACAGAGTTTTTCACACTCATTATCCTTGGCCGTAGTGGCAAGCAATCTATCAACTGCGCCATATGATAAACCGGTACAATTACTTATTGCCCTACAGACACAATCATTAATGTGATTATTTGCTGGATTTCTGTTATAGTACCTGTAATTACTCATTTTCCGCGATACAATAATAGTAAAGCGCAAGTTTCTCAGAAGGTTCCGGACCGTCTTCATCTTCGAGAAAGGCTTTAGCCAATTCGACATAGTAATGGCATTCTCTTTCAGGAGATACATAAGGTTTGTTTACTTCACAATAATCAGAATAAAGCATATTAACTGTCATACAAAGTTCTCTTTCGTCAAAGTCTTCAAACCTGATTCCGACAGCTTTTGCTGCTTCCATAACTTGTTCCATATTAAAATGAGGACCTCTGGTACCATCAGCATTTTCAAGATTATGTTTCCAATTCATTATATCTGATTTAGTCAAAGATAATGTTTCTCCATAATCTCTCCGACGGCCTCTGCGTCTGCCTCTACCTGTGCCTTTTACTCCACGTCTACCATCTTGCATTTCCATGAGGTATTTCTCATCCTCATCTTCAAAGCGTTCTTCATCGTAATTTCCATCACGTCCGTCTCTTCCGCCACGAGCATAATCCCGTCCGTAATCACGGCCTCTACGTCCATCATATCCACCACGACCATAATCGCCTCTCGCATAGTCGCGTCCATCATAACCTCCGCGACGGTTCATTCTTTCCATAAGAATTTGATCAACTATAGCATTACGCATTTCTAATTCCTCCTATTAAGCTGTAGGTGCCGGAGTAGCCGGTACAGGTACTGCTGCAAGTCTATTATCTGGTGCGCAAGAAAGATTTCTGAGCACTTTGAAAACTGCAGAAGTTGCTGTAGTAGCTACTTTCATCGGATAACGAGTACGAGTTCTGAGTGCACAAGCAGTCACCTGAGTACAATCGCAACGAACCATTGGATATACCGTAGTATCAGTACCAATAGTAATTCCGACCGGCATGTTAATAGTAGCAGTATCAGGAATATTCTGAATTAAAATAAGGCAAAACTTCTGACAATCTGCATAACCACCGACAGGTATGTTGATTGTTAAAGTTCCGCCTGTGACCGTAATACTATTGCTAAAAACTATCCGTTCACAAATATTACAACGAGTATTACACGACATATTTAACCTCCTTTATCAAGTGAGGCACAACTAATATGTGCCTCACTGAGCCTTTATATTTTAATTAGCAGCCACATCCACAGCCACACCCGCCGTTACGAGTACCATAAGCACTCTCATAAGGCGAGCAGGTAATATATGCAGGAGAAGCAACAGGACGAAGCGTATTAATAAGAGTCTGCGTCTGAGCATTCTGAGAAAGCTGGGCCGTAAGCTGAGCATTCTGAGCCTGCAACGAAGAAATCTTTTCATTCGTAAGGAATCCAAGAATTGCATTCGTGCTTTCACGCTGGCCATCAATAATATCACGAGTACTATTGCAAATAGACTGCTGAATATTACAAGTATTAGTTGCCATATTATAGTTTACTGCATCAATTGCGCGCTGTGTCTGGCAACAGCAATTCTGAAGTTGGAAACCAATATTAGCAATTTCTCTCTGAGTAGCATTATCGCCTTGAAGAATGGTAGTATTTACACCACTAAATCCCTGGCAAAGAGTCTGCTGGATACCTGCCTGACCAAGTTTAAGGTCATTTAGGCTTGCAAGACTTGCGCTATTTGCAAAGCCACTGGCAACATCATTTGTCGTAGCTAATTTACCAAGTTCATATCCCACTTCCTGACCTCCTACTTGGCCTCTGTTCTGGTTACCCCATCCATTTCCGCCCCATCCAAATAAAGCAAAAAGGACAATGACCCAAATCCATTCTCCTCCCCAAGCATTATTGCCGTTATTCTGACCTACTGCCAAGCCTTCTGCGAATCCATCACCCATAGTAATGTCTCCTTAAAATTTTATTTATATTAATTCTTAGCTGTACGCTCCAAGAATTAATACCATTATTTAGATCCCATCATCTGCATAAGCTGATTAGGATTTATTCCTCTTTGCTGAAGCATCTGCATAGCAATAGTTTGAGGATTTCCTCCACCTTGCAGCAAAGAATTAATTTGCTGCGCTATCTGCGGATTTTGTTGGGACAGTTGATTTATGAACGCTTGTGGATTGCTTTTGGCTTGCTGTATCTGGTTCATTAACTGCTGCATTTGTGGATTTACCGGCATCGGTATTCCGTTGGCCATCATACTGGGCATTAGCATTTACCTCCATAGATTTAATTTTATCTTCGAGTCGGCTTATCCTTCTAGACAAGTCGTCAAAAGATTCTTTAGGTATTTCTGCAGTTTCAATGTTTTTATATACTGCTAAGCTATATACATTACAAGCTTTCTTTCCCCAAGCATCCGTATTCACTTCATACATTATGTCTTTATTCTGATCAAAATAAACATAGCTGCTATTATTCTCAACTTGCCTACTCATCGCATCATCTTGACTAATGCAGAGTCTCTTATTAGTTGTCGGAGGAATTACAGTATTTGAAATAGCTTGCGCCTGTTGCGGCTGTTGCATATTCTGATATGGATTTGTCGCATACTGAGGTTGCACATATCCTGGAGCATAGTTTGGAACATACCCATAGCTATTATAACCATAATTGGGATAAGCCATTTAATTTTTCCTCCAATTCATACTTAAAAATTCTTAAACCACATTTCAATAAATACACATCCGTGCTTCATTTGATCTAAAAAAGTACCTTGTGGCCAATTATCATAACTAAAAGACGTAGTATAATATCTTCCTAAACCAATATAATCATTAGTATCACTTTTTTCCATACCGGTACCATAACCGTATATATCTAATGTCCCACCGTCATTCTGACTTCCCCACCACATGCCGTGCAAAAAATTAGCATGCGTCAAGTGCCCATACAAACTTGTTCCAAGTGCATTTCTAAAGTTAGATAAATTTATCATTTTGTATTTGTACGTATCACTAGTTGTAGCGTAAGTAACCTTTAATACACCATGTATTTTAGTAATATCATTATAATTATCTTTATCAGCAAATATTGAATAATAAACTGTTCCGGATATTCCAGTAAATTTTCCAGTTGCATGAGCAAAACTATGTGTACCAACTCCATTCCATAATGCAGCTAAACGACTTGCTTGAGTACTTGTCATCAAACCCGTAACACTGGCAGTTGCATTCGGTATCGTAGAATTTATAGTAATATTGTTTGAAGCATCTGACTGTATTTGAATATTAGTACCGCTCTTTAATCTTGGACCAGTAGAATATACACTTCCATAAGTTAATCTTAAATATGGATTAGTGGAATATTCGGGCGAAACCGCTGTAGTATTATCTGCCGCAAACATGCCAGGCGCAACACTCGGTGCAATTGTAATTTTACCAAAACTATTTGACTTTATATTTAACTCAGCGCTATATAATTGAATACCAGAAGCCACTGCACCATCAAATACAGAATTTATATACGGATTACTTGATGTATTATTAGTACTTGTAGTACTTGTGGCGCCAGCTACTAATTTCAAAGTAGGCTTATTTGTAAGATTCTGATAATTCAAATAGTATGCAGGGAGTTGATCTCCAAGCCTTAATGAATTATTAGCTAAATCAGCATTCGAAGCAATACCATATAATTTTTTGCCAGCCTCAAATCGTATAGAATACTGTTGTCTCTGTTCGCCGTGTAATAAATAATACGTTCTATTCTGTAATGCAAAATTTCCTGGAGCGTCCCAACAATTAGTACAATAAACACGCATTTTATGTACATGCAAGCATGAATCATAATTACTATCGACACCAGTTTGAGAAAACGTAAATCTTAACTTTTTATAAAAGCTTTTGGCGCTTTCGGCTCCTAAACCAGCCGTAATACTTACATTAATGACATTCCATCCACTCCAGCCATTGATCGGAGCATCTGCAATTTGAACAAATGTATCTGGAGTAGCAAAAGTAGAACCTTCAATTTTTACTCTACAACCCGTGGCTCCCGATGTACTAATACGAAATAAAAATTTACGAATTTGACCATAAAAATTATTAGATGAACCAGGTCGAACATCAATAGTAAATCTATGCCAATTACTTGCTGATTGATTACCAACAATATTTCTATTCTTTACTGTTCGTGTAGAATTCGTAACTAATGAATAACCATCAGCATCATACGTAGTCCAACTACTACCAGCATCTGAAGATTGTTCAAATACAAAATTAGCAGTTGGCATTTCAGCGAATCGGTTTGCAGATAATTCATCAGACAATGCAGCATCTAACGGTGAAGCACTTCCCGCAATATTTGGTCCACCCCATTGAAGAAGTGTAGATTGCGTTCTTGGATATAAGTTATTCGATTGTGATTTAAGTTGTACCCATTTTTCTGCCATAATTTACGCCTCACATAATATATAATGCATTTATGTGAGGCGTTTATGCTAAATTTTACAAGAATTTATTGAATTTTCAACTATTTTTATTCAATAGGCTTTATGCACTTACTTCTTCATAAGTAATCAATGAATTATTAATTAAACCGAGAGACGAATTGATGCGAGTTACTAAAGATTGAAGTATAGATCCCGTGATAACATAATCTCTATCAGCATCCGATATTACAACACCGACATTTGTGGCAGTAGCTGTAGACAAAGTTGCAATGGGACCAAATGCTTTTGTTCTACCCGCAGAGTCTCTATAAACTATAGAACTTACAGCTGTTTCAGGAGTTACTAGAAATTCAGTTTGAGTACCTCCAACATGAGCATATGCAAATGTACCAGTAGTAGTTTTCTTATCAACTTTTAAGCTAATCAACTGACCGAGTTCAGTGGTGCGCGTCATAACAAAATCTAATACTGCTTTGGAAGTAGGAAGTGTATCATGAGTTTCAGTTGTTGTCATAGTAGTCTGAACACGATATGCTTCTTTTGCAAGCATATGTCCATCTTCTAAACGGCTTGCAAGAACCATACTTGCCGTACCCCAAGTAGTGTCAGTGCTCTCCGTTTCACCATAAACTACTTTCGAAGAATCCCAGATACTACCAGAAAGCTTACCGTCAACAAACTCAAATACAGACTGTGCAGTTGGTAGCATAGCTGCTGGATGATTGCCGGCAGTCATTGAACCAGGAGCGTACGTACTTTCTTTTATTTCTCTATTCAAACCAGCCTTATTTACAACTACAATCATCCCAGCAGTGGTAAACGCCGCAGGTGCAGTAACATAATTAGTAAGATCAACAGTACCACCAAGAGGATCCCAAATAGTACCGTTCCATGCCCAGTTGGTACCTGCATGTGCATTACCATATGCAGCTACAACGTTCCAAACATCACCTACTTGGTTTCCAGTTTTAGGAAGGTCTGCATAAGTATCTTTAGAACCTTTATATTTCAAAGCAGAAGAAAGCTTTGCATTAATCTGTGTATCAGTATAAGCATTAGCGGAAGTTAATGTGGTACTTGCACTCGCGCTAACATCCGACATTAAGGCAAATGTACCATTTTTCGCTGGATAGCCCAATAAAACAGACGTTGCACTAGTACCATCACTATTTTTCTGAATTACAGATACACCGCCAAATGAATATTTTGCATACTGTAAATTATTACCAACCGTTAATCCACTCGTAAATCTGTTAGTACCAGTCCAATCATTGCCTGCGCCAAGACGGCCATAAGTAGTATTAGCGTATAATAAATTCACGGCAGCTTGCGGTGTATCGGAAGACGGATTTTCTACCAGTAGCATACCGCCAGCAGTACGTACTGGAATAGTACTGCCTTTTAATGATTCGGAATAAGTAATGGTAGCTTGCTGCAGTAATCCGCCAGTAACTTTAGTACCATATACAATATTTTCATTATTACTCTGTTCTACTAATTTTACTACTGTTTCAGTTCCATCTGCAGTTACAGATTTAACTATATCTTCTAATTTTACTCTCGGATAAAGCCTAACTGCTTTATCCATTAACCTTACTGATTTTGTTACTACATCAGCCATTTTTGTTTTCCTCCAAAATTTCGTATTGGATACCAGTATGCTCAATTATCATATTATCAGTATAATTTTTTGCATCCTCTAAAACTTGAATTGCAACGTTATCTACATAACCTTTATTTGCAGCGTGCCTATATTGAGTAGGGTTTGCTGTAAATATCTGGCCTAACTCATTCCGTTTAACTATGGTATTAGGTTCTTCAGATATTTCAACCATAATCAGTATCTGATTTTCACCTTCTACAGCATAAGCAGTTGTTCGGCCGTCTGTTGTGCGTTTATCTAATTTTTTATTTATTTCGGCTTTTAACTCAGCAGATAAATTTGTTATGGTTTGATCTAATAAATTAGTTATGCCAACCAACTGATTAATTGCACCCACAACTGTTTTATCTGTTAAATTTATTCTTGGATCATAACTATCTTGTTTTTTATGAGAGCAACAATCCACATCAAGAAATACTGTTGCATCCAATTTAACAAGAGCGGATATAGTAACTTCTTCTGAACTGGCTAATCCAGTAACAACAGTGTCATCAGAACTTGCTAATCCTACTAAGGCTTCCTCTTGAACCATTTGATCTAACAATATGGTTGTCAAAGGATTAAGCATTATTTGTATCCTCTATAACAAGTTTATGAGGCTGGATTAGCTCTTTTTTCCACGATACGCTACTATAAGGAAACCCTTTGAATGAACTTTGAAATACTTGAGGGCCTTTTGTAATGCCTTCATATGCAATAACATCATAAATATAAGTTTTTGCTTCAAGCATTTCAGTATCTTCAAAATTCAAAATTACAACTACATTAAATATATATGGCACAACTTTATACCCATTTGCTAGCAAAATTACTTGCTGATAAATATCTTTACCATAAGAATCTACACTATGATATACTCTATAAATTCCACGGTTTACATCACTTATAACCTGTGCATCTGATACCGAAGTAGAATTGGTTTCCATTATTTGATCAGTAGTAAATTTATTATATCCGCCAGCAGCATAATCACTGTCACCTCCATACATAGGAGGAGCTTTTAGATTCAAATATTTTTCAAGTACAATTGAATCATAACTACCAGATCTAACAGTAAATGCAATAGTAGGAAATTCTGTAGCTTTCTGTAAATCTCTTCCAATTGTACCGGATTTATATGCATTCAAAACTAACGGCGTACCATACGTATCTGCTTGTTTATACTTTAAGTCTATTCCATATAACCAAACTAGCATTGGCATACTTGTATCCCTCGGAACAATCGTAAAATCAATTGAAGTTATTAACTTTCCACTACTCGCTAATCCAGTAAGATCAAAATCTAATGTTGATTCTCCACGATAAATTGTAGTATCAATAGTATCAGATAACCCATGAATTGCTATATATACGCTACACTCAAGACTCGAACAAAATCTAAAAGATATTCTATCGATATTATACTGTGAAATACCATTCCTAAAATCTATTGCATTATTTTCACCAATTCTATACGCAGGTTTAGAGTTGCTTGGCTCATATTCTACCTTAGCATAATCACCATCAGTAAATACATCTGCATAAGAGGCAAGATTGCCGGTTTTCTGGTTAGCCGGAAGTATATACGGAGTACCTTCTTTTGTCCAAAATTCAAACTTCAAAGTTGAAGTCTCACCTCGAGCAAAATAAATATCATTGTTCTTCACTCTGAGCATTGTTCACCTCCAATTCAGTACGTGCAGCAGGTGGAATAGGATTAGCAGGTTCAGGTTTCTCGTTAGCATTCTGGCCAGTCTTAGCTTTACCAGCAGTTATCTGACTTGCCTGAGACGGTGCATTTGGAGCCTGCCCTTGTCTTTGATCAGATTGCTCTGCCGCCATCATCTGAGCAACTCTATCCAAAATATCTGGATGATTGAACAAAAATGCTTTAACCGCAGGATCTAGATCTTGCTCACGTTCTGTAATATTCTGATTTATTGCAGCAGCAAACGGGAATTGCAATTGCTTCATAATAGACCAGTATAATTTCAAAACGTTCGGATCTGCTGGATTGCCAATAGAACCAGACATGAACTGAGCAGTCATAGTTTCCCACATTTCTTGCTTATTTCCAAACAGCGATGCATTGTCAGCTTCGATAACGAAGTTATCATCCCAATACAGTTGATTAGTTTCTTTATTCTTTTTCAAAAATAAATACCTATTGAACTGCATCTGCAAGATATCACCTTCATCTGAAAATTTAACATAGTGCTGAGTTTTATCTGCATATGCAAGCAAAAACTTAAACTGTTTTCTATAAATCTCAGAGTATGCTTGAACTTTCATTCTTTGCTTACTCTCAAGTCTACCAGCAGATTGCGCTGCTGCAAGTTGCTTCGCTTTACCTGACGTTGCTGTCGTATCCTTTTTACCTTGATAACTCTCAGTAATACCAAGAGTCGCTCTACCGTACTGATACATTCTTGTTGCAAATATATCATCTTGCTGCATATTTGCTTGTATTGTTTGCACAGAAAATGCTTGAATCATCCGAGGATCTTGTATTGGTACCAATTTCAAAGTACTGTCATCAGAAGGAATTTTAGTACCTTGAGGATAGGTTACAAACGACCCAGCTTTCAAGATATTTTCTTGTTCTTTTGTCGTAATCCGATTCAGGGTATCTTGATTCTGAGCAATCATATCAATGTCTGATATACCATATATAGAATCATCTGCAGATATGCTTACACGCATTACAACTGGTAGCTCACGTATGTGATACGAAGGAAGCCTATCGCCTTTTGACACGATTTTCTCAAGACCAGCATACGGATTATCAGGCTCACCTTTTGCTCGAGCTTCCGCCCTCAACCGAGCGTTCTCTTCCATATTGCCTTCATATATATCCTGAGTAGCAATTTCCTCATCCATTATTGCCCATTCAAAGACGTCGCTATTACATGTCGGACACGGCTGATCGAGATTGACAATTACCTCTCCACACTCGTTACATCTGACAACGCGGCGAAGTTCAAAGTAATTATCTTGAGAAATCAAAGCCATACTATTTTCGGAAAATATCGTTCTTGCCAAGTCGCCATCTTCGTTCAAATAGTAGCAAGTAATTATAGTACAAACATCCACACCATCGCCGTCTGGCGGTATATCTACTCCATACAGTCGTTTGATGGAGGCACAAGTAGCAATATTCTTTAAGAAAACATACTCGGCATCCTTGAAATCAGTTATACCAGGTTGCACGTATACACTACCGGCAGGATAATAAGTAAGCTTGAGTCCACCAAAACCTGAATTACTTGCTTTCGACTGGTCCCATTCTATCAAATACCAACCATAACCATTTTTCAAGACACCACGCTCTGCTTTATCATTGATAGCAATGCCGTCTTGCATTTTCATAGCCTGGCTTAAATAGTAAGTAGCTTGTAGTGCTCGTTGAGCATCCTCAGCCATCAACGGAGTTACTATGGGTTCGGGTACAGTATTACTGATCTGAGATTCAATGAGTTCAAAAGTAATATTCTGATGGCACTCTGCCTGAACCTCGACACCAGTCTTTTTATTCTTAATCTTACCCTCACCCTTATAAAGTGACTGTCTGCGCGGTATCTTAACAATCTCGATATCAGCAGAACTTTTACTCATAGTATATTTAGTTATAATTTCATCAAATGTCATATTCCACCTCAAGAAGCCTCTATACCCATTAGGTCAAAACCTTCTGAATTTCCTATATCAAACGGCGGATTACCCCAAGCTTGCCGCATTGCTATTTTATCCTGCTCACTACCCGATAAATAATCCTCAACCATGTCCTCTGTCCAGTTCCTACTTTTAGCAATGACTTCTTTAGGTACCGACTCAGCTGCTAATATCATAGTCATCCGGTTGAGTGCTTGCGAAGTTGCATCGACGTCATCATCATGTGCACCTTTGGGGAAGGCTTTCAATGATGCTTCATACTCATTATAATAGTCTGCCGTCTTATCAAAATAAACTTTGCCACTGTGGAATAGCCAAGTAACTGCCATCGCTCTGGAATATTTACCGCCTTCAGGTTTAACAGGTATGACACCTTTGACTTGTGCCACGTTCAGCATATCTATGGCAGCAACACCATTTGCAGCTTCCTCAATGTAATGGTAATTTAATCTGAATCTGCTACCCAGTGCGTTTATCCTCTCAAGCAACTGAGGAAATGAGTAGTGACCTTTCTCTGCGTGTAGCAAAAAGTAGTCATCTTCTAATTTCGCCCATACCTGAAGTGCGTTGAAGTCATTATCTTCTTCATGTTTGAGCGCTGCGTCAATGCTCAATGCTATGACCGGCCACACTGTAGTCTTGCCATCCGGATGCAAAAGTCCTTTGTCTGTAATTTTACCCCATTCACAGGATCTGAACATCTTATCAGTAAATAAGTTGCCTGACCCTATTGTCGGGTTACCTTGATAGTTATTTTCCCAAGTTAGCAAATTGCCTTTGCGTATGTACGCTTTCTTGAATGCCTGTACCCACGTTCTACCTTTGCCTATCTCAGGGCATGGACCGTCACCTAACTCGCGGCCAAGTGGATCGTTCGTAGCGTCAACACACTCACACGGTATATTCAATATCTCAATAGCCGCCGGATCCTCAACACCTTTGATAACTTCAAAGATATCTCTCATATTCCATCTGGTTTGCATCAAGATTACTTTTCCACCAACCTTGACACGCGACCGCACGACTGACAACCAATTGTCTTCAAGAGTAGTATTAAATGTATCCGAATTTGCCTCAGTACTGTCATGGCAAGTGTCGTCAATTATAACCACATCAGCGGGGTTACCGTTGACAGTAGACATTGTAGCAGAAAGACAAGTGCTTTTGATGTTTTTCTTCTCATCAAAGATTACCTCAAATTCCTCGTTGGTCCACTTATTACCGATCTTGGCACCTGGCCACATGTCAATGTTCCACTCAATCTTACGCTTGTTCTCAGCCGAGGCCTTCATAGCAAAGTTGCTTGAATACGATATGACAATGCAATTGCTTCCAGGATGCTTGAACATATACCAGCTTGGTATGGACTGTGCGCCCCAAGTAGTCTTACCAGTCTGAAACGGCAGTGATATAAGCAAAAACTCAGTACCGTCTATCCTTCCAGGTCTTTCTAAGAAGTCCTGTATTCTGGTACTGAGCACCTCATGCAGGTGTGTCGGTTTAAGGTCGGGTCTGCACTTCAAGACATACCTATAATAGGAGTTAATAGTATCTCTGCGCGCCTTGTCAGCCTTGACTGCCTCATACTGCGCCTTAGTTAACTGAATCTTAGGAGTATCAATGATGCTTTCTTGAGAATCATCCCTTATGCCGGGAGGTAATATGTTACTCTTCATCCAGCACCTCAGCATTATCCAAGAGATAATCTAACTGCTCGTCTGTCAGCTGAGCAATATTGTTGTCATTCTTGATCTCTTTCTTGTCCACTGGTTTACCGCCGCCAGTATCACGAACAAATGACGCGGACTGCGTATTTGCATTCTCAATGCCATTAGCAAAGTGCGATACCATCATCCAATCCTCGAGCGAGAGCTCATCTATATCAAGCTGGTCGACTATTACTGGAAATAGATTCGACTGCTCTAAGAATGTTTCAGGTCCACCTTTCAAATGTTTTATAACATCTACTGGTATACTTATGCCGCCAATCAGTTTAGCTGAGAGTTCCCAGTTGTTAGCAAAGATGCTCCTTTGAGTATTTTTCTTGATAGCTCTCTGCGTTGTTTGTGTAACTTCATTGTAATTCATGGTGAACCTCCTTTGAGCCGTTAGGCCCTGGGTAGTAAGCAAAGTATTTATTTTAGTCAAGCTGCGAGAGCTTGTTGAAATGTAAATAAGGAGCGGTCGGTTGTATGCAAAATAAACTATTCAAACTCTGCTCGGGACGAAAGCAAAGATACAAATCGGAAGATTTAATAATCACGACCGCTCATAATATATAATGCGCCCTCTTGAGCGTTTTTGCGCTTTGTTTTACAAAAATTTTATTTGAGCAAAGATACTTTCGAGAGACCCGGGCTATAGGCGTTTTATTTACTTTAATTGGTGAATGTGAGTAAGTGAAGATGCAGGATGTGGTATAGAAATAAAAGATACTTGTGGCGGTGCAACGGTGCTGTATATAATGAAGTATTTGTGTGGTAGTGCAAACAATGCGACGGCGCTCACCCAGTCATCCATATATAAGCATAAAGGGAACGTTCACGAGGCGGGGCCAACTATTTTTATTTATTTAATTATAAAATTGATAAATAATAAATATATAAAATATATTTATTAAAAGTTAATTTTATAAATAATTTAATATTTTTGAAATTAATAAAATTTCGCCAGCTGTCGCTGAATAATATTAAATTATATTGACAACTTAATAATGCGATGTCGTCAAGTAGTCAAGTAGCAATATGCGACGAAAACGATGCCACCGACTAATCCAACACGAGGTGTTATATGTATCAAGTTAAAATTATCGATGGAACTCATTGCAAAATCATCAACAACGAAACCGGCGAAGAATACGAAGCCACCGGCAGCTGGCATGCACGCACACTCAACGGTGTCTACAAATACCATGAGTACTATGTGTTCACGAACAAGCTGAATACGGCGAAATATCCTGAACTGGAAGAATTGAAGACGAAGGCACCGAGAACGCTCGAGCATAAATGGAAGGTCGAGCCGAAAGAAGGTGCCGGCAACGAGTGGTGGACGAGAGTTGCGGACTGGAAGAAAATTCACGGAGGCAGATTAAACGAAGTTTGCGAAGAACTTACGAAATCTAACAGCCGAAGCAAAATCGACCTGAATGCAATTGCAGATTTGTTCTAAGAAACGAGGGAGCGAAAGCTCCCTCAACTTTTTATTTTTGAACGAGAACGAAAACGCCGCAACGAACTACACAAACCAAACGAGAATAACAACGACGCGAACGAGACTAACGAAAGTAACGATGAGTAAATGCATAAACGAAAACGGCGCTAACGATGAATAATCGCATAATTGTTCGTTAATCTTGTTATAACCAAATAATATTTTTTATAATTGAATAATCAATTGTAAATTATATAAAATATATCAATTTACGATGATTAAATAAAATTAACGGAGGTTTCAGTAACATGAAACAAAATAACACTTTAACTTTTAAGATCGAATATGACAAGTATATTGACGACACACGCATAGCTGCAGAGATCAACGATTGCTTCGTAATCTATATTGCTTCATATCCTGGCAAGCCTGATGAATGGTGCAATGAAAACGAGATCAATGCTTACAAAGATCGTACACTTGCACTTAACAGTATTCTCAGTAACCTCAAACAAGCAGTAGATCAAATTGACTATTACAATAACGAGGCTAACAATGAAGCGCGTGATGATGTTTGCATAATTGCATTACACAATATTAATCATATTATGGAATATTTGAAACAAGAGTTTCAATATAACGATGATGTTGCAAGAATACTTTATGATGAGTACTTGACAAAACAAAATACGATTAAACGATTTGACTTAATACTCGATAACTGGAAAGCGCTGGCAATTGATCAAATGCAAAAGACTAATCCAATAGCGTTTGCAAAATCTGTCTATAAATTTGAAGAACTCAATGAAAACGAAATCAAAGAACTGCTCTACGAGATGCACAATGCTTACATTGCAAAACTTAATAACAATTAACTAAGTAAGCGTTGTTGCAATGATCCTATGCAAGTGCAGAGTCAAAGCAACAACGCTTTTATTTTACCTTGTAGCAGTAATACGAACGACGTCAATTGCCTTTATACGCGCGCTCCTTCACGCGGTAACACTGCGATGGCAGAGTGCGCTGCTATCTACCGAGAGTACGCGGAAAAATTTTAGGGCATAGCACTTCAAAACGCCTCAAAAAGGGCAATTGCCTTTATGCGCGGGCACAATCACGCGGTAACCCTCGCTAACGACCCTTGTCTATGTTAGCGTGTTGTTGCACTCTATATTATTGAAGTCGGCCGCGCAGTATCAAGATAACACAACCCGATACACCATCGCCCGTTTTGTTGACGAAAAACTCAAAAAATTTTTTTTCGAAAAACATAAAACAATTACGAGCGATCGTGTAGCTGGTTGTGTTATTGTATATTTGCTCGGTGCGCACACGTAAGGCTATTTGATCCATTTGTCTCCAGTTTAAGCAC